TTCAGAATTAGAATATGTCCGTAATTGTATATTAGTTGTAATCGGTAATCCTAATATCTGTTGTGTTCAGAAATTATATAATTATAACGGAAGTATCTATAAATATAGAGTGAAATGGTATAGTAATTATTGGGGTAATTGGCAAACCGTATCTTTGACATGATTAAAAAACGGGTGGTCCGGTACAAGCCGGTTCCACCCGATCCTGATATGCACAACGCCATGTGCGGTGCAAAGGTAATAAATGTTTCTAAGAAGCCAATACAAAAGTTCTAAAATCTCCCCACTCTCCGTTCAAATTACGTCTGAAACCAACAACATCAGCTCCCAAGCGGAATGTCATTTGAATTACATATCCTTTTCCATCGTTAAAAACTATCATTATAGAATAATTGGAAACAACACTAATTCCATTATCTCCGGTCACATGATACATTCCGCTTTCAGTTGCACTATTTACCTCTTCGTCTGTGGTCAATGTACGTTGTGGCATGAATGGAAACAGCTTCAAATTAGTGAAAAGTTCTCCCAGTTTTGATGCAAGTGACTGCATCGTCATTTGTGCGGCATCTCCGCTACTTTGTAAAACTCTTACATTTGCGGCATCTGTCACAGTCGGAAGTTCATTTTCATACACGTCATTTCCTGTTGCAGCAGCGGCAGCAAATGTTGAAGTTTCAGACAAAGCCATAACCATTCTTGTGGAAACCATTTCCACCATCTCATCCACTGTTACATTCTGTTCGTTACCGTCCACGTCAATGGCTTTAAAGCCAACTATATTATTCAAGTCCATAATGCAAATTTTAAAATTAAAACAAATATTTCACCCATGCAAAATAATTACTGTTCTCAAGATAGTTCGGATCATCCTCATTGGAATATGCCTCCATCTCAAACGATACCGCCTTATACGCCCTGTCAGCATCCTTCAACCGTACCGCCCTGACCAGCCACTCCACACCATACCAGAGATAGAATGCCAGCCCGGCCAGTACCAACCACCAGACGGAAAGGTCAAAAAACAACAGCAAAATCCAGATAACTGTACCGGAGGCAACTGCCATCTCAATCCATTGACGGGCGTGGGTACACTCATGGTTTCTCACTTTCTGAGTGATTTTCTCTTCCGGCCGCTTACTTAAGACAAACGGACCGATTGTTATCGTATGGCAGGAACTGAACGCAAGCAGCACCTTTGCCAGAAGGTTGTTACAATATACCTTTTTCATAGCGTTTCTATTTCAGATTCAAGTTCAGCAATATGGTTGTCTATACACGTGTTCACCTCGTCATTGAAGTTCGCTATATCTAGCTCCACACATCCGGCACTTGACCGGGTGCTGCTGTAGATACGGACATAGCCGCCATTATTCAACGTTTCCTTCGCCAGCTTCAGTTTCGCCAGTTCGTCATTGATCCGGCTGGCGCGTTCCAAATTCTCAATTTTCATGTTGTTCCTCCTTCTCTTTATATGTCTTCAAATAATGTTCAAACGAATCGGCAAATGCTCCGGTAAAGGTCGGATAAGCGAACCGGATTATTTCAATCTCCTGCCCGCTTAAGTCCACATTGCCTTCCGCATTATAAATCTTCTCGGAAAGACAATGCGCTCCGATATTATCAGGCACTTTGGTATAAAGGTTATTTGCCAAGCTATATGCCACATCACAGGCAACCATTTCTTTCTTGTCTATCCCAGTGTACATGGGGAACTGTTTAAAATTTATTTTCATAATCATTACATTTTAGTTCCAACAATCAATCCAATTCATAAACCACTTGTTATTATGCTTGTCATAATACATTGCTGCCGCCTTTGACTTGGCCAAACCTATCGAAGTGCTGACCTCCCCGGAATTCCAGCCGACAAGATTTGTTCCGGCTATGGTCACATCACCACCAGAAACGTTTCTTATCCAGTAGAACTGCCCGTCTTCCGCAGTGGACGGAACAGTCAGCGTAATACCGGACGTTACAGCCATGATAACACTATCCATCACTGACAAAGTTGTGCTCTTGCTTATTCTGCGCAATCTGAGCCTAAACCCACAGATGTCCCCCTTGACGATATACAACGCATGATTCCCGGTATACTGAAAATCATTATCATCATAAGCATGGGAACCTTGTATGTCAAAATACATGCCCACATTGCCATACGCCGTATTCGTTATATTCCTATTAACCGAAATACGGGATGGGCATAATATTGCCCCCCCACTAGATGAAGGAAAAGTATCCGCTCCAATAAACACGCTTGAATAACTTCCGGTAAATCTTACCAAGTTGGCGGAAAGGAGCATGGCATTATTTCCGCTAACAGCCTCCAAACTTGCAGATGATATGGTAAAACCACCAATATTCCCTTTTGTAGATGTGATTGTTCCAGTAATCTCTGCATTCTTACATTTGAAATACCCGGTTACGCCATTGATAAGAAGAGTTTCACCTTCATCGTTGTGGGATTTAAGCACATTGTTTTTGAACATGAATCCGGCCACATTCGCACCATCGGCGAAAAGGGTATCAGTAGCGATATTCACAAACTTCTGCATGGCTTCCCAGTTCGAATCCCCGTTGGCTGATGTGGGTGCAGAGGTAACGGAAGCGCCGTAATTTTTTACAAGGAAATTATAATAAACTCCCCCTATCAGATATATGACCTTATCCCGGTAATCCGCATTCCAGACGTAAGTCTGTCCGGAAGCCCATACGCCTCTGTCACGGGGAAACGCCCCTGTTGCTCCTGTTGCTCCTATGGAACCATCATTTGCAACACCCACACCCTTTTCAGCGACAAAATTATTATTCCATGCGTTTGCGTCCGATGCCGATTTATAAGCCCGGACGGCAAACTGGGTGTATCCGGCTGTCGCAGGAACGGATATCTGATTGCTTAGGGTAGCACCGACGTGAGCCAGCCAGCTTCCGTTGTATTTGCGTGCAGCAAGATAGAACCTGTTTGTATCGCTCACATTACCGCCTACATTCTGTTTCATGGTAACGACAAACGCTGACGGTGACGGTGTGCCCGTACTGGTAAAGTTTATTGTGCTTACCGGGCTGTCAAGCCAGTACGAAGCGGACGGTTCGACACCGGAAGTCATTTCCTGCCAGTCGGAGTTGACAGCCTTGTCCGATCTCTTCCCGGAAAGTATGTAACCGCCATCCTTCTTCCTTAGATAACTTCCACCTCTCACACGAAGAAGCGGAAGTGGCGGATTGGAAGTCTGAACCTTGCTTAAGTAAGATCCTCCGGCAAACGATACTGTGCTGTTTTTCGCATACGGAGTGTTGGCGGATTCCCAATGACCTGCGGCTGTGATGCCCTCACCGTCAGCACCATCCTTTCCGTCAGAAAGCATGGGAACGGTTTCAACATCCACTATCTGGTCATTCACGTAGAACACGAACTTCAATGTCTTCGTAAAGTTTCCACTTGATATAGCTGTATTGTTGTTTATGGTAGTTTCTGCTCCACCATCTATGCTGTATTTCAATGTACCGTCCGTTGTGGTGGATATCACGCCCCCCACTGACTTTTGCCTGTAACATGATACGGAAGACACGCTGTAGTTCCCGTTCTTGTCCTTGCTTACTGAGCTGGCGGAAACGATAATACTGTATAGCACGGCATCTGAACCGTCCGCACCTCCACGGACACCAGCAAGCGTGAACACAATATCACGAGAATATTGCTGCCCGTTCTTTGTTGCACGCGCGGTTATCTGTACCTGATTAGTTGATGCAAGGGCAACTCCGGCTGATACCGATATGGTTATCACTCCTGTAGTCTTGTCTGTTGCACACAAGATATTGGCATCCGGTGTACAGGTGATGCTGTCAAGGGTAAGTTGCTCCGTACCGTACCACATCCTCACCGTTGTATTCCATGTCTGTGAAGCCACAACTTTCCCATCTGATGTTAGAGCCGAGTTTTCCATCTGATCGGTCATATCCACCGTAATGGCACTCTCTCCGTCCTTACTCCAGCGATGCACCACGGCAGGAGTGCTGAACTCTGACCATGCACCGTTTTCCTTGAAACGCTTGCAACCCCATTCAACCTGATGATCAGCGTCCACACCTACAAAATCATCCGTCCAGCCTTCGGGGATATAATCATCCTTCTGCTGGCTATCAGGTTTTTCGGGAGGATTATCTATGATATTGCCTCTTGTGTAGATATACTCATAATCCTTACCGTCTTTCCCGTCCGATATCATAAGCTGCCATCTTCCGTCCTGATAGATGTAGGTGGCACGGGCAGTCGTGTTACGGTATGAATCACCGTTTTTCGGATTGGCAGGAGCTGTGGCAAATTCACCCAAGAAGGTGATGCTCTCGCCTTTCAGTTCACGCCCGTCAAGCAACATATCCCAATCCTCGTTAACCTCCCAGTCGGCAGGTTTTCCGGCAAGATAATAACCACCGTCCTTCTTCCTTAAGAAATTGCCACCTTTGACACGCAATATTCTGATGGGAGGATTGGAGGTCTCCACCTTGGATATAAAGACACAGTTGGCAAGAGTAACCATTGTATTGGCACTATATGGTGTGTTGGCGGATTCCCAATGACCGCCACCTACTACGGACAAGCCCGGATCACCTTTTTTCCCTTCCGCCACTTGTTTCAGCCATGCCGGGTTATCATCTGACGGTTCTGTTGTCGTTCCGTTATCATCAACACACAACCACAAAGCCCCGTTATGTGACACCCGGTTATAGTAGGCGTACTTACCTACGGTCCATTCACCTTTATCTAACGGAACACGCACTGTCTGTCCGGTGATCTCGTCAACTTGGAAGATAAGCCCGGTCATGATAATGTTTTGAAGAACGGCTGAGTAATTGTCTGCATTAATACCGGCTACAGTCATGCCTTTTTTCTTGCCGAACCACGCAGGCATCTGCGCCGGCTCCGGGTCCCAAGTGTTGGCATTGTCAAAGAATGTAATACAGTTGTTTCCGTTGACTGAATCAATAAGTATATAAGTCTGACGTTCCGGATCCGTAAAGTTACCTGTTTGTGCCAATACCATCTGCTCGGCAGGTTTCCAATCAGAATGCCCCGGACGAGGAATGACAGTAAACTTCTTGGCGGTATAATCTGCGACAGTCACTCGGAATTTCATTTCTTCAAAGCCGTTCAGTTTGCCTTCGCTGTTCTTCGTCACAAAATAGGTGGTAAGGATATCATCCACAAACTGGCTCAATCCGTCCGCATCTGTCAGATCGGGAGTGATGGTGTAGGTTCCATCGCCGTTATCCACGTATGACAATACGGTACAACCGCCACCGGGGGAGTTTACCATACGTCCTTTGAAATAGGTTGTACGGTTATAAGCTATTTCAGGTACAAACAAACGTTTTCGGAAAACGCCGCTTCCCATTTCCATGTCACCCTTTTCGTCTATGTATCCACCTGATACACCAGTAACGAAATCACCGAACTTGGCATATTTCTTAATCAAGACTCCGCCCAGTAAGGATAACAGGAAATTAGTAAAATCCTCCTTGTCCTTCCGCACGAATATCTCTTTCAGCTTCTCCGCACTGTTCTCTATCTCAGTCATTACACGCAATGCGCTCATCACATCCTCATCGGTGTAGGTGACATCCTTGTCACCCTGCTTTACGATGCGGTTTATCAGATTCCCGGCTATCTTAAGACCTTTGAGGTAATTAATGACCCCTTGCGCATCATCATCGTTCAATGCGGATAAGAACCAGTCAAGCACAGGCGTATTCTTATCCAGCGTGTATGCAGATGTGGCATGGTCGGCGTTAGTGACATCGCCTCCGCCACCACTGCCGCCACCGCCGTTCTGCTTTATCTCTTCAACCTCAATGGAGATCTTGCTAAAGTTGCTGTTGATGCGGTCTGCCGTTTCGCTCCAAGTACCTGTTTTGTTTATTGTATTAAGCTCCATATATCCTGTTCCACTTTTACCATTCCGCATCCGGATGCACTTCAACGGACAGATAGTTCATTATTCTGATGATTAATTTTCGTATCATAAATATATGTTTTGAGTGTTACTGATAACTTTCCGAGTTACCCTACAACAAGCACTCCGTTGTTTACCCTTGCCCTGCTAACAAGACATGAGTAGTCATAATCATTTTTAGAAATCTCCATACAATCTTGTAATACATCAGACTTACTTACTCCTGCTAATATAACATTTGTAAAAAGACTATTAGTGAAATGTACAGTATCTACACGACCTAGCAACAAATTCTTATCGCTTGCGAATATGACATTGTCAAAATTACATCTCGCATTGTCCAATGTATTGTCTACAGAAACAAATATGGCTGTTGTAGGGGTGAAGCTTTCGGGCATTTCCCACTCTATTACAGAATTACATATCTTTAGGCTTTCAATAGCTTTGGAGTCCGTAACTGACTTATAATACAACGAATACCCAACTTGGCGTGTGGTATCAGTCACCTTTATTTTGATTCTTGCATTTATCAGCTCTATATCTTTGATTTCTGTTCCGCTAACTAACAATCCGTTATTTCCAATATTTTGAACGATCGTTCCAAATACCGTGCAATATGTAATCTTATTTTCTAGGCCAGTACTTCCCCTTAAGGAGCCTGAATTTTTTAATGTAATATTATAAACATGTACGTGATTTACTAGAGACGTATCTCCTATAACAGATCCACAACCCTCCACATAACAATTCTCTATATACCAATTGGAATATTCCATAGTAAAACCGCCATTATGCCCGGAAAATGCAGAACCTAGCTGACCGGGATTTATCACTCTACAATTAGCGCATATCAAATCTATATTTTCCGATAATCCTGAGGAGGTCAAAAAATGATATTGATATCCCTGTGCCTTGGATGATTTTGTTTCGCAGTTTAAAAAATATGACTCCTTGAAAACAACGCCATGATGCTGATGGTCCATAAATGTGCAGTCCTCCCAAAATATATTATCCCCGCCAACAGCCACTCCATCCCTGCTTCCGGAACCTCTTAATATCAGATGGCGAAAATCAAGACAGGACACATCACTACCAATTAACATTTTCGAGAAGAATCTGTTAGCTTCTATTGTGTGATTTTCTGGAGAATCAGATAATGATATATAATAATAACAATCTTGTTCAGACCATCCATCAATATATTTACCGCCACTGAACCAAGATGATTTATCAGCATGGGCATCAAGATAGGTCATTGCCTCTGCTTCTTCCATGGAATTAGTGTCATACACGCTGCACATCCTTTCTCCATCCAAATACACCTGATTCATTCCGCGGTCCGCCACAGCCTGATAAGCATGAACTCTACAACGATAGATATGATTATAGCCCTCTACCTTTTCCCAGTCTGTTAAAACAGACAGATAATTTATAATAGGATTTTTCCCAAGACCATATGCAGATATCCTTATATTTTGAAGGTTACTTATTAATGAGAAATCATCTCTGAACTCACTCCCTCTCTCTATTAATAGCACGTCGCCGTCAATCAATGCCGAAAAAGCTTTGCTCAGGCTCCTGAATGGCTTGTCACGTGTGTCACCGGGATGCTCATCAGAACCTTGTGAAGAAAGATAATACGTATTGCCATTTATTTGACGGTTAATTTTCTCTCTTTTGATAAGGAATCTTGATTCTGCTGATAACCCGTGATATGGACGGGCATCATTAATAGAATGGGATAAGCCGTTCAAAGCTTCGAATATAGCACCGCTGCTTACCGGACCTGTATTCCCTGATTCTATTTTTTGTTCGGTCTTTATTACAACTCCAAATATCCCTTGGGCTTTCCAGATTACCCCACTAGGATTATGGGCGGGTGATATGCAAAATCTAAAATACTTACAAGAAGAATATGAGGTAGCATCAAAGACATTATTATCACTATCAATTTGAACGATTACATCTGCGTTTTCGGACGGATCGGAATAAACAAAAAAACGATAGATCTCATAACTGCCTGTTGTAGGGAATATAATTGTGACAGGAACAGAATTGTCAAAAGGTATAAAATCTGTAATTGTATTATAATAGGCATATGTTACCTTTCCGCTTGCGTTCAAACCGGAATTTTTCTTGGTTTCCGGCAAAGTTATCTCTTCAATTGGGCTTGTCAAATTTTCAAGCCGGGAAACGGAAGCCTCTATAGAATCTATTTGCCCTTTATCTATTCCTGTTTCTATCTCCATGCCGAAAAATCCTTCGGCCACCCACGATTCAACAGATCGAGGAGTATAACTAAATCTAAAATAGATACAATCCGGATATTGTTTTGCGTCAAACTTATTATTTGACAAGGAGACAGTATGAATTTCGGATGCATTTTCACTGGCTTCATTATAAACTAGGACTTTTAAAAGAGTCTTATCACCTGAGGAGGAAGTAAGAGTAACAGGTTCAGAAGGATTGAATCTTATAAATTCCACACATGCTACTGAAGATGAAGGTGTCAATGCCCCACCATCATTTATACCATAACCATCTCTAAAATAAGATGCAGGAAGCTGCAATTCTTTAATCTTGTTAAAGTTATTACTGATAAGCTCTACATTGCTCTGCAATTCGGTATAAGAGGAGCCATTTTTTGACACAAAGTTTGCAAGAATTTCCTCTTTACTGTAGTAATCTCTTAATTTGATAGAAGGATTCAGAGTTGTACCACCTTGTATATAAGCTGTAGGCTGCGATTCCTGTATAACGATCATGCCATTATTGGCATTCAACTTAAAATCATCTGGCTGTGAAGTACCAATATACCACGAGTAAACTATTTCACAGTCCTCTGAAGCATTATAGGGAAATGAGACTTGACTTGATGTAAGTCTCTCATAATGCCCATTACTGCGCCAAATACTCACATAGTTAGGTTTTGAGATAAACCAATTTTTCAGAATACCGTTTTCACCGACATCAGTTGAATAACCGCATTGTAAAGTATCACCTGACTGCAATTTGATTCTGATTGTCGAAAGATATTGTGCATAGGAATCTGTATTTTTAAAGACTCCATTTGCATCATATATACCAATAGTACCTCCGTCCCATTTGTTAACCGAAAATTGAAGACTTGCTATTTCATCAGTTCCGTTGCCTATCTTTTCTTCTAACTCCGACAGTTCCGTAGTCAGGTCTTTGCGTGTATTCGGATTAACCACCGCATCGGTTGTGGTAGCCGGGTAAATGGTTTGGCTACCTTTGGTCAGCTTATATATTTTTGCCATAATAAATCTCCTATATTTCTAGATTAGTAACTGTTTCTTCTTCCTCTTCCGGTGGCAAAGGAGGTACAAAATCACTCAGCACATCTTCATATTCATTATCCGACAATGGGAACGCCTGAATCGAATTATATGCGGCATAATCGGGATAAGATGTTATTTCCACCGTGCTTTCATCGGTTTTCCCGGTAGTCAGTACGATTCCTGTATCTTCAACGGAAACAAGGTTGCAGATGCCATCCTGAAAGTCGGAATCGGATATGAAGTATTCACGTTTTACCTTCAGCATACCGGGAGAAAAACAGGGGTTGTCAAAAGCGACAAGCAGGTTGCCGTCTTCCATGCGGCTGCAACCGACATACTCATGTCCGTCAAAGGAGGCTATGAACTTTCCCTTGAACGGATTGAAGTAAGTGAACCGGAAAGGAGTATTCACATCCCCGTTCAAGTTCTTCTCTATGATCTTAAAATCGGACTGATAATTAATTCTCATAACTATAATATTGATGTTACATCGTCTATCTCCTCGGCTGTCAGGTAGCTGGATAAGTCAACACTTCCGCCACCTCCTGTCGTGCCAGTGGCACTCCATGTTCCCTTTGTCTTGCATTGATATATAGGACCCGGTATGGTGTCACCCACAACAGCCCAGTCACCTACAACAGGAGATGGAACAGCCGCTTTCAGTGATTCAAGAGTAGGGAACAACCCCTTGTTGCGGATGCCGTTCTGCTTGACTTTTTCCACTTCGGTAGAAGTCTTGCTAAAGTTGTTGTTAAGACGGTCTGCCGCCTCACTCCAAGTTCCCGTTTTGTTAATAGTATTCAGTTCCATATCACTTCACTTTATTTGGGCAACATGTTCTGATCCCATACAATCTCAGAACCTTTAACCATAATTATGCGTCCTCCCATTATCTGGGTCTGATATATATAACCGTCACTTCCTTTTTGCTCGACAACCATACTATCCGGGCGGAAATATAATCTATCACTGCTAGAAGGATCGAACATGGAAATACTGGGAATCATCCCTCCAAGTCCGTACTGTAGGGAGATACTGAACAGTTCTTCTCCATTATAATCATACATTCTGATAGACGGTACGGAATACTCATCCTCAGGGGATATTACGATCTTGTAACCATTGGATGATATGACATTGACAGTACCACTAAACTCTCCCTCTCCTTTTATCCAGATATTGCCATCCTCATCAATTTTAAAATTGCCGTTAGGTGACTTTACATTTTTAAAGATTCCGCTTTCCGCATTGACTTCCCCTCTGAACTTACCACCTAGAGCATAGATATATCCTCTCAAAAACACATCACCGCCATGAGTCGCAACAAAGTTCGCCATGTTCGCCCATTCCGCATCCGTAGGCTGGTAATCGGGGTTATTACGGAACCTCATTACGGTCAGAATCGCCTGTTCAAGTTTTCCTCCTGCCCAGAATGCCACATCATCATCGTCATTGTATATGCCGCTAACTCCGGCTGTGACCTTCTGTAACTTGCCATTCTTGTAGTTGCCTAACTGGATCATATTGGCAAGAATCAGACCACCAAGAATATCCACAGATCCATCCTTGATCGCACTGGCGATATAATTGATTGACTGGAAACCGGCTGTTGCCTTGTCGTTGTCAAGAATTGAAGGCTTCCAGTCAGTAGCGATGGTTCCACGCTCTAGCTGAAGGTCACAAACGGTTGCGGTACCACTGATAAGAAATATACCACTGCCATTGAAGGTGATCTTATGGGTATATCTCTGATAAGAGGATGTGAGAGGTTGAGAAACACTGAAAGAACCGCACGAAACAGACACAGACGTACCCTTTGCTTTATAACTGATAACATAACTTTCTCCTTTAATCAATGATACGGACTGGGACAAACTACCGATTGCGGCAGAGTACCCGGAGCCGGCATCACTGTCCGCAGATACGGTAGCCACACCCGTCCAATATTCCAGTTGCTTGCTAAAAAGTTCGGTATCCGCCGATAGCTCGGTAGCGGCAGACAGGTCCTCTGTCTCATAATCTCCCGTAAATCCGGAATTGCGCAACAGATTGACACTTCCGACAGCCGCATTGTCTATCGCATCCTTGGCCTCTTGGGCAAGATCTGCGGCCGCCTGTATCTCATCCGGCAAGCCTTCCATATTCTTCCATCCGGTGGAGCCTTTTTCGATATGGAACATACCCTTGATATCAACACCTTTATCCTGAGTGTATTCCATGTAAGTGGTCCGGCCCTTGTCGCCAATATACGTATCTCCGTACACCTTCATCCGGGCCTTGCCGGTAGACCTGTCAAAATCAAAAGAAATGACATCTTTCCCGGTCAAGGTAAAATCATTAATACCCTGATACATGATGATGGACGGAGAAACTTCGTTCACCGAAGAGAGAATTATCGCCGCCTGTCTGGTGATATCAGTCTTATGGCCTAATCCCACGATATCATCACCTGCCACCGGAACATCATTCTCGACATTAGGATCACACACGGTCTTGGACAGGTCTATATAATTCTCACCTACTGCTGTGACCAACCGCCAGTAATAGCGGTTGCCGACATGATGCGAAACGCCAGTCTTGATATTGCACTCCTGTGCGATGGCGAGAGATCCCGGAGTAAACTGGTTCTCTATCTCAATTCCGTCTTCCTCTTCCTTGAAATAACAACGGTAGACATCATCCAACTCATCCACACGGTTGCATTTCATGCCTGCATGGGAAATCACCTGCTCGCCACCTACATACGTCTTCTTCTTTACTTCAAGCTCGTCAAAAACGGCTTTGACCTTGACATACAGATAATCAACAACAGCCTGTGACATACCGTTCTCAAGTACAGTAATTCCACTACCGTTCTTACCAATCAAAAGACCTTTCAAAAAAGTGATCAGCTCATTGGCTGTGTCGGCGATATCTTTGCGGAGGAACATTGCTAATGAGCGTAAAGCAGAGAACACATTACTATTGCTAGGAGCAGTCGAATCATTTGTACGGATTATATAAACCCCTTTTCTACCTCCACTAGTGTACGTCTGACCTTTATAAGTAAGATTGTCAACTTTATTTTCAAGCTCCCCAATTCGGGAATATGCTGTGCTTTCACCGATTGTATATACAGGAGCATCGTAAGGTAAATCAAGCTTTATTTCAAGACCTATAACTCTAGATATCCGACTAGTCTCAAAAAAAGATTTATTGACAAGCTCTATTCTTTGGCCAATGTCAAATGTCCGGCTGATCATATTTTCTTTTACCCATGATGATGCAAGGGTAGTATTGTATGTACCATCATCGACCATCATCTTTTTTACACAATCCACCGTTTTGTCTCTTAATTCTTGCTCGGCATTTGATACGAGGCCAAGGTCCGTTATCTTCGTACTATCCCAGCCGTAAAGAATGAATTTATCTCCTGTAGTAGGTTTTAATGTTTCATCGGGCAATGTCCTTCCATAATTATCATTGGCAACAATTTCATAGACATCACTTTCAAGTGTTACGCTTCCTAAACTTGTGCCAGCCTTATGAAATGTTACACCGAAATCCATACCATTAAGTAAACCAGACTGGAATACCAACCTAAGTTCTTCTCCATCAATAATATAACTTTCATCAAAGACAAGCCCACTAGTATCGGTTACATAATAAAATGTCTGGGTTACTGTTTCTTGTGTTTCTTCATCTTCTATCGTAGACGTATAACTGCCAACCGTACCAACAACACATTCAGTACGTGGATAGACTTCATCAAGGAATATAATATCTTCAATAGCTTCCTCCTGCGGCATTTCCGTACCTATATCATAACCTTCTTCACCAATATATACCCTTTTACCATCCTTATACCGATAAGCATCAATATACGGTGTTCCTTCTGGTAACATCAACCGCTTTTGAACAATACCATTTACCACTACTGTTTCATCAACAGGCCGATAGTTGGAAGGAATGTTTCTTGTTGATCCAAAAGCATACACACGTGTAGCATAGGTTCCCTGGCTTTCACTGCGCGGCATTTCTTGGGCTTCCACACCCAGCTCTATCCTAACAGCATCTCCATTCTCACAACGTCCAAATCGGATAATATTATCTTCTACCCACCACTCACAATTCCACGTTTCTGCCATGTTAGTAAGAGCATCCAGCAGATTGGTATTCTCATAAGACATCAACTTAGCTGAATCCTCTACTGACGAATCTATAGAAAAATCGAAATCATTACCCCTGTATTTGTAACCAAGAGCTTGTAAGTTTCGGAGGAACACACCTAATTGCATATCCAATGAGGCAGTAAGGTTCCAAGACGCTTCCTGGCCTGCCACCTCCGGCATGTACTTGAATTTCTTATTTTTCCATTTCCAATAGTAAGCATCAAGACGCAACTCGTAATTATAGCCGCCCGTAGACTGGTCATAAGTAGGTGTCGGCAAATCTACAACTTCATATATCTTTGCGAATTTACCACCTAGGGATTCATCTAATATCCCCGACAAGTCCACATAATCACCCATCTTAAAATTAATAGGAGTTAGGACGTTAAAAGGAAGAGTAATGTAATCCTCCTTACCCAATGAATAACGACCTATCGAACCAACGTTGAAGTCTGTGGAGAAACGAATATCTCCTGATATGTTTTTAATGTCTATTAGTCCCATACGAGTATTGTATAGCTTCATACAATGTTATGTAGCAAATATACAAATAAATCACATGATAGCAATTATATTCAAAGAAAAAATCATATTGTCCTATCCGCAGGATTAGGTTCCACTAATTTCAAGGAAAAACTAGCGATTCCCCTCATAAACTGTGTAAATTGGTTACATGACAAATAAATAGTCTTATACACAACATTTGGCTGATATTTGCTTCTGATATGTAATACCCCAGTGGCGAGTTCTTCACAAAAAGAATTATATCTAACAAAAAACAGATCTTCGCTTTTAGCCGTAAGATTAAATGTAAGTGTAATATTCCTTTCGTCAATCTTGGAATCTGAAGTTATAACTCGCTTGCCGTTTTCCAGACGTGACTTGTTTTCTATAAACTCTTTCATCGGCGGTGGTGTCATTAACGCCGATAAAGAAGAGGTATCCATACTTATTCCCCATGTGGTATAAGCATCCTTATCATTTATATAAAATTCTCCTTCCATGTTACATATTTTTAGTATTATCTACTATCTTATCTAATTTCGATCCTAATTCAAGGATAGGCTTTGTGTATTTTACGATATCTTCCAAATAACCGTTAGTAATCACATGCTGATTCAAGATGTTACCCAACGTAGCATTGCCCTCCGTTGAAATAGAAACCAAAGATCCTATGCCGACAACAACATTTATCATCTGGCTCTTTATTTCCTCATTTGAAACCTGCAATGCTGTAAACCTACCGCTTAGTTCTCCTGCATCTTCATGTGTCATTTCAGTGCCAAACCCTCTTGATGAAGAAGATTGGGAATAGGATTCCTGTGAAATCTTGTCATATCCGGTTGCGGCAGCAAGCTCATCACGCAGTTTCATGGCTTCATCCACATACTTCATATATTCATCTTGCAAGGCTTTCCTTTCCTCTTCGGTCAGCTCGTTATCCTCCATGCTGGCACCAAACTTTTTCCACCATTCCTCCAACTTTTCACTGTATAACTCACCAATCTTATTGGAAAGCATGGCACGCATAAAGTATTCTGATATATCTTCCGATGCTGCCTTCGCATCGTATTTCATATCCATAAGATTGTCTACAAAACTATCATACATAGAATCAAATGACATTCCAGTCAGACCCTCGTAAAGTTCATTCGTCAGTTCTTCCAACGTACCAGCTTGATCAATATAGTCATTCAACTTATCAGTCAGACGATCACCGTATCCACCTTTGCCGGTATTCTGAATGGTTTCCCACATATCTACTGTCTCACGGAGCATTTTCATTTCTTCTGGGGTAAGATTCCAGATATCACCATTCCAATCACGACCAATCTTTCCACTCAGACGGTCTATCTGTTCCTGAGAAAAACCGCCCCAATAATAATTCCAACTATGATGAGAACCAGAATAACGTGCTTGTTCCTGCGCTATACGCTTATAATTATCAATAGTTTCTTTTTGATACTTATAAGCATCCCGGTATGCGGCAACAGACTGCGTTCCCTTGCTTGCCTTCATTTCGTCAGTCAAGTCTTCAATGGCAGTTTGTAACGTTTCGTTACGGTCTGTCAATCTGTTGATAGCTTCCTCGACCTCTTTTTTATTACCGCCAATACCAAACAAAGAATTAAAACCACCGAAAGAAATCGCATTAAGGATATTACCTATTCCATTTTTCAATGAATTCCCAATTGTAACAAACAAGTCTCCAGACAAAACATCACTGATAATCCCACTGACCGCATTTAGAACAGCATCAAGCAGACCACCGACAAGATCACTCAATCCGTCTTTGAGTACGTCAATAATAGACAAAATCCATCCGACAATGGGAACTTCTTGAAGCGATTCCGATGTCTTACCTATGACGTCCTTGAATCCGTTCACGGTTTTGATAATTCCACTATATGCGTTATACAACCCTCCGGATGAAATCTGCTGCAAGCCTCCCAACAAATTTTCCATACTTGCTTTCAGTCTGGTGGCGGTATCAGTCACATTACGCTGGGCCTGATTGGCGATATCCGTCTGTGTCTTTACATTGGCGGATGCAATGTCAGCATTCTGTCGTGCTATATCAAGGGCATTCGCTGTAACCTGCTTTTCTTCTTCTGTTCCACTCTTCTGTGCTTTGGCGTAATCATCCTGTGATTTCTTTAGTTTTTCCAAAGCGGCTGTTTCAATCTCTATGGCATTGATACGGTTTTGTTCGGCTGTATGATAGGCTTTTACATCCTCTCCAAGTTTCTTGAAGTTGACTCCACTTGTACCACCCAAAGACTTTTCCATCTGGCTGATGGCGTCAATCAATGATTTCTGGCTTGCCTGATCGGAGTTCTTGAACTTGTCAGTCCGTACATATTTTTTTGCTTCGTCCAAGGCAGGCTTTACCATGTCGGAAAACATGGAACCAAACTCACCAAACACAGTAACCCAATCTATATTGGCTTTTATGGCTTCCGTTTCCTTGTTCTGTATGGCAACATCACGTTGTTTCTCCAACAACTTTACTTGTGCACTATTAGCACCGCTTTCTTCCTGCGCTTTCCTTATTTTTTCCGAATACTCTTGGGCGATAGCCAATTTCTGTTGCTGAAACGTGCCATATTCTTTCAAGTAATCGTTCAAAGCCTGTTGTTCGGCTTTAAGTTGCTCCTTGGTTACATTAGTAATATCTTTATCCCTCATGCTTTCGGCATTGGCATAAGCTTCCGAGATTTCCCGTGCCTGCTTGTCGGTCAACTTGCCATTACCGGCTTTGCTCCATTCTTCCTCCTGTTTTCTTATCGCATCAAGCTGTTTTTGATAATCAAAGTCAATCTGTTCCAACTTCTTTTCCGTGCCTTCTTTCATCAGGTTGATTTCATCCTGTTGGTTCTGACGGCGAAGTGAAAGAAGTTGTTCGTCCAGCTTTTCCTGATTTTCCTTTTGCTTTTTTGCTAGATTTTCCTGTCTGGTCAGTGCGCTTCCAGTTACTCCGCCCAGATCCTTGTATGCCTTTTCGGATGCCTCCATCTTATCTTTGGCTTCTTTCACCTGTTTCGATGTAGCCGTCTGATCTTTGATTAATGACTCATACCCTTTTTTCGCTTTTTCCCATTCGGCTTTAGCATTTGCCAAATCTTCCTGATATGTAGTTTCTTTTGTTTCCTGTCTGTTCTCAACTTCCAATTGGGCATTGATTTCCGACAAGACATCCTTTCTTGCGTTTGCCAATTCATTTTTCAGGTCTTCGATACGCTGTGCCTGAACCTTCATTTCGGAACGGTTGTTCTCCTTCTTAGCTAAATTATAAGCCCATTCCGCACTTTTTATCTGTTGTTCCAAGGACTCGACTATAGCCTGTTTTGACTGTGTTCTGGATTTTACAACTTCTTCATTATATGCCTTCCAAAAACCAATCAAATCCTGTATATGACCTTTCTCATCAACATATTTCCTAAAGAGTGCTGGGTATAGTTCCTCAATATCTTTTAAAGCTTTGAGTTTAGTAACATCGGCTTCCACCTCGCTATTAATGGTGCTAACAAGACCTTCCAAAGTACGTTTCCGATCTTCCTCGTCCGTGTTGAGTTTTTCTATTTTCTTGTTATATGAATCTAAAGCACGTTCTGCTGACGTTGTATTATCGGATAACGACCACATTGCAGCTCCAAGCCCTACAACAGCAGTTGCCAATAACACATACGGATTAGTAAACATAACAGCGTTCAAAGCTTTTTGTGCCGTTGTTTGCAAAACCAGCCATCCGTAGTGGGCACGTTCGGCAATAGTTAGAGCGGCAATACCTGAAGCTTGTAAAGCTTGCAAAGCCGTGACTGTCATCACAGCCACTTTATATACGCCATAAGTTGCTACAAGACCAACAAGAACTTTTCCCACTTTCTCATAATTCTCAACCAAATAAGAAACACCGGACAGAGCTTCGTTTATAATTCCTTCATTGGCTTTCCCTATCTCATTGAACATGGTGGAAACAGCATCCTCTATATTAGAAATTTGCCCAGTGATTGTCTTGGACTGTTCTTGCATAAGGTTGTAGAACATTCCGCCCTCATTTGTAAGGTTTTGGATGACTTTCTGGACTTCCGGGAATCCCACTTTCCCTGCTTCAACTAAACTTTTTACTTCTCCTTCTGCTACTCCGAATACTTTTGCCAATTCGCGAATCATAGGAATACCACGACCTGTAAACTGATTTAAATCTGCGGTATATAACCGTCCTTGCGTCATGGTAGTACCATACAAATACACAATATCACCAAGTGGCTGAGAAAGGCCGGCGGCTATGTTTCCAAGACGTATCAAGTCGTCATTTACGTTTTCAACATTTTCTCCATAAGCAAGAAGTTGTTTAGCTCCATTTGCTACGCCTTGAAGGTCAAAAGGAGTGGTAGCAGCCGTTTTTACCAATTGCTGCATGAGGGCATTAGCCTTATCCTCACTGCCAAGCATTGTCTTAAATGCAACTTCCAATTGTTGGAATTCTCCTCGGACTTGTGCAATATTTGAAATTAATTCTTTTGCAGTAAAACCAGCTCCGAATGCTGCGGCAGCTCTAGTCATACGGTTAAACAGTTCTTCAATACCTAAACCGCTTTGCTCTATTTGCTTGGACGTGTTTTTTACACCATTCTCTACTTCACGAAGTCTACGTAAGAAATTAGAATTATCACCTGTAATGTCAAAATGTATTCCAGCCATAGGTCTTTTCGATAGAAATAGTTCCGTGCAACATCACACGGCATTGCAAATATAACAATAAATGACATAGTTAGAGTCACAAAACACACAAAATATATTCAACGGTTTATTTTCCCATCTTTAATTTTGTTTATATTATTATATAAATATATATTTGTAAAATATTACAACGTAAAAAGCAGAGCAATGGATTTTAAGGATCAAGTTGTACGGCTATCTGATAATATAAAAAAACAAAAAGACAAGATAGCTACAGAAGAAGCTACAAAAAACGCATTTATAATGCCAATGATTGCAGCCTTAGGATACGATGTTTTTAACCCTTTTGAGGTCGTGCCTGAAATGGATTGTGACTTAATAAAGAAAAAAGGAGAAAAAATCGATTATGCCATAATGAAGGATGAAAATCCTATACTTCTTATAGAATGCAAACACTGCAAGCAAGACCTAAACCTGCATGACACCCAACTACAAAAATATTTTGTAGCGTCAAAAGCCCGTTTTGGCGTGCTTACCAATGGGATAGAATATAGATTTTACACCGACTTGGAGAAAATCAATATTATGGATGAGAAACCTTTTCTTATCGTGAACATGCTTGACTTATCAGATGCGGATATAGAGCAACTAAAGAAATTCCATAAGTCATATTACAATGAAGAGGATGTTCTAAGTACGGCAAACGAATTGAAATACACGACAGAAATAAAATCAATATTGAATAACGAATTTGCATCACCTACAGCAGAATTTGTTCGATTCTTCGCACGTCAAGCCTATACTTCAGGTCAAATCACATCGAAGGTGATAGATATGTTTACACCACTCGTAAAGAAATCCATCACATCTGTTATTAATGATATTATTTCAGATAGACTAAATACAGCTATAAAAAACAGCGAGCAAACATCTGACTCACTCCAAACGATAGACAATACATCCATAAATACTTCCACAGAAGATACAGAAGAGAAACTCCCGGACGGAGTTGTATACATGGATAAAGAATCCGGTGTCGTAACAACACAAGAGGAATTAGATGCCTACAACATCGTAAGAAGCATTTTAAGAAAAAGCGTGGATGTGTCACGCATAACCTATAAAGACTATAAAAGTTACTTCGTTGTAAATATCGATAACAGCCAATGGTTCTGGATATGCCGTGTTTCTATTGGAGCAAGAAAAAAGCAAATAGGAATACCGGCAGACCAATATAAGAGTTGTGAATGGATTCAGATTGACAACATGGATGATATATTCAAATATGCAGACAGACTTGAAGAAGCACTTAAAATGGCAATAAAAAGTTGTGAACATTAAAATTAACATTAGTATTTACATTATGAAGAAGAAAGTTTTATTTTTACTGACCGTATTTCTTTATTCAATAACAGCTTTTGCTCAAGAAAAAAAAGAAGTTATCATTAAAGCTGGTACAATTGTTCCTTTGGAATCCATAAGTAATGTCAGAGCCTCCAAAGCACATGAGGGGCAGAATATTGATTTTAAAGTTTCCAGAGATGTTATCATAGACAAGGTTGTAGCCATACCGGCCGGAACTATAGCCAAGGGGGTAGTGTATGAGGCGAAAAGATCTGCATGGTTTGGAACCAAGGGAAGATTAGGAATCAGGATGCGCTATTTAACTTTGCCATCTGGTGATAATGTGAACTTCTCATCATCTGAAGTATATATAACAGGAAAAAACAGGACTCCTTTATCTGTTGTAATATTCTGCTGCACCTGTATCCCTCTGCCTTGTGGTTCCAAGGCTGAGATGAAAATCGGTTATGAGTTTGATGCATCAGTAGCAAACAATACCGTAGTAATAGTAGAATAGTCATTTTCTGATTATCCTATTTCACCGATAAATCGCGAGAGTTTTTGTATAACCCTCGTGATTTTTTTGCCTTTTATTTATCGCACTGTTCTATTTGTCGTATTTAATCCCATTTCATGGCTTTGATTTTTGCCATATTTGCAGGGTCATCGGCATTGATGATATCACGGTCTTGAGGTATGTTAACTCGCTTACGTTCCTCGTCAGACAAATATATGGACGTTACGGAATCGGCAAGGAGCAATTGTAAATTGGCATAGCTAATACCCCAAACAACATATTCAAAAGTCCATCCGTACCGTTGACAAGCTGTATCTATCAATGTGCCATATATGCTTTTGCCGCCAAATGTAAGAGAATTATTATCCTTCTTGGCTCTCATGGCTTTTGCTTGCCATTCTTTTTCCTTATCTATTCCAAGGTGTTTTATATATGCTGATATGTCTCCTTCTGACAATACCATAACCAATAGTTGTGCCATACTGTCATTATCTATTTCTTTATAGAAGAAATTACATCTTTCTTGTACAAAATCATAATCAAACAATTCTTCTTTCTTATTGATGGTATGATAGGACAAAATACGGCACACGCTTTCTTTTTTTTCCTGACATATTCTCAACGCTTCCATATACGGATTAGCCTTGATAATTTCCAGATTTATGCCAAGACACTCCACAAGCCTTGATATTAGGTATGTTTTTCCAAGAGTAACCGGATATAGATAAAACTGACGTTGATTTACTTTAAAACCATGTGGACGTTCAATTATAGTATCCGCAATGTCCATGTCTATAAGTTTCCCATCTTCTAACATAACGGTTCTTGTTTTTTTAATTAATGCCGGATATCTTCACAGACAACCGGCATGAAAAGACATATGAATAACAAACCAAATTTTCAAAATCGAGCGGAAACACAGATTCGAACTGTAACCTAATGCCTGGTAGACATACGTGCATCCATTACACCATTTCCGCAATACACGTGGGTATAAAGCCCCCACGGCAGGCTATCATCCTGAAAAACTATCCACCTAACCAGGATTAGGAGCAACTTCAAATTTATCTCCATCTCCAGATTCATCTTCTGGGTCACATTCAACCTTAGTCGGCTTACCAGAAGTAGGCGTTGTTATAATCTTACCCCATTGAATCTGTTTTTTGTCCGAACCCGGCTTCAAAGCATCAAAGGTATACGCCCAAATACCACCATCTGCCGCTGTAAATGAATCCTCAACAGAAACGGTAGTTTTTTCCATACAGAATCCCTGAACATCAGGATCTTCAGGCTGTAAAGCAACAGCATAATTATGTGCTACCACTCCATCACTATCACTTATAGGACGCTTACGCCCTTTTGCAGCACGAATATTGAAAGTAAGAGCATAGGTGTTTTTTCCATACTTTACATCCTCGTTCTCTCCTCCTTCAATCTTTGCTTCTTTCTTGTCACCTTTTGTCGTTGTCAACTGTGTGGAATCCTCTACCGGAGTAGGCAATTCTTCCCATGCAGGTGATACTGCATCAAGGTCTTTAATAAAAATACGGGGCTTACCCCATCCAATTACTGCCATAGTTCTATATTGCTTAATATAGTTAATACTTATTCGTTATTTATCTCAATATACAGCTTGTTGTTGATGAAATGTTCCGTGTGTCCATCCTCAAAAGAAACACCGGTAGACATGACTTTTTGACTACATTCTTTAGGAACTGTATGAAACTCTTCTTTACGTATATAAAAGAGAAACTTACACAAGTCACACAATTCCCCTATACGGAGTGTATGCTTTTCCCATGCTTTTGTTCTAGAATTCCATTGGTCCCTAACATAAACATTGACATTCACATAAGCTCGCTGGATCTGACCGCATCCCTCATTGGCAAGTACAGATATGACAATATCCTCCTTGTCCGATTTATCTGGTCTATCCCTATCACTCAATTTCCCGGTTACACTTCTTTCAAGGATTGATCCTTTAATCTTGTGATATACAAATTTTGATATTTCAATGTCCGATTTCATCATTTAGCAATCTGTATCTTTAATTTTTCAAGCATCTTGGGTACTTGGTCTATTGCCCATAGCTCCGTTGACGCAAGCACATCCTTGTTATCCATCGCTTCCACATATTCAGCATAATTCATTCCGGCAACAATAACAAGAGCATAGTCATTGGAATATCTTCTAGCCAGTTCTTCTGCTAAGTCTTTGCCGACTTTTACACCTTGTGAACCCTGCTTCACCTGATTAAAGTCTGAGTATTGGATAATACTGCCATTATGGGCTATTACATAGCCAACTGAGCTACGCAAATTACCAGACTGATCATACCAACTTTTATCACCACCTCTATCACGTACCCTGATAACACATTGTTCTCCAAGATACGACAAAGCGCGTATTGTTAGCCTTTCAACCCGTTGTGCCTCCCTCATAAGTGTATTATGAATTTCATCAAGTTTGGTAGCCATTCTTATACCCATATCCTAAACCCAAATTTTGCACTGAAGCTGGTAACGATGAAAACCTTTCACTTCAAATTCTCTTTCTATTCCTCCGAGCAGACTTATCTTGACTCTATCTCCTATTGTAAAAGCACGGCAGTTTGCTGGTATATTACAAACCTCATAAGAGTATTTACGTATTATGCCATCTTCAAATTCCCTTTCATCCGATTCACCGGCAGGAACAGCATCACAGGGAATTTCACCTTCCCAATGTTCTTCACCCGAATGGTAATCTCCGTTTTCATCCTCGTATCCTGAAGCAGATACAAGGTATTGCAAACGATGTGGATTTCTACTCAAAACAGCCATACTACAACAAACAATCACCTACATATACCGTTGGTTTTGCCTCCAGTTCTACTAAAGGTTCACCAATAGTCTTGTAAATGGAGTTAACACGTAAAAGTATCCGTTCTTTATCTTTATCAGATAAAGCCCCGAAGGACTTGTCTGCTTCAGAGAAATTGATAGCCTGGACCAAAGACCAAAGACAATCAGCTAAAGCTCCCTGGTATTCGTTAGAATGATCTATATCATAACCAAACTCATCATCACCATTGAGATTACGTTTAATCATCACATTCTCTACAAAACCGATAGAAATCGGATAGTGTATTTCGTCTACGAGAGCTTGCTGTATTGTCTTCATGGCTTATTCTGATTTATGAGATTCAACTGCGGATTTCAATTTCGCTTCGTCAAAGTCATTCAGCCTGTTCACGGCGGCAATCAGCTTGTCATCTGCAATAGTTGAAGCTAGATTTTTGCCTGTTATTTTATTGAATTCCTTGACAAACTCCGGCTTCTTGTAAGTATTTCCCCAAATAGTGATTTTCACATCCGTACTGTCAGAAGTTTCAGCTGAGGTATCTACCGCCTGAGCTTCCGAAATATCAAGAGAGTAGATTTGATCCACGTTCTCAATAACAGAGAGCACAAGAGCCTGCCCACTCGTAGTTTCGGTAAACGGCTCCGTTGTTCTGTAACGGCTGATGAGTTTGTACTCATCAACGGTTGAATAAACAACACCCTCTACCGGATTTGTCTTTTCCGCAAGCGTTCCCCACACCAAAGCACCGACTTCTTCTGTGGTAAGGAAAATCAACTTGTTCTGGTTCCACGGCTTGTACGGTTTCCTTTTGCCGTTCTTCTCTGAGATGATTGAACGGTCAATTTTCAGGAAAGCAACCCCGTTGTTATCATCCGCAAATGCTTCGTCAAACAAAGATGCTGTCGGAACAGGGAGCTTTGTATTACTGTCAAAAGTCTGACCGCGATAATTGGCTACCAGTTCTTTTGCCCCTTGCGTCTGACGCAACTTGTTGTAGGTTGACAATGCAATGCAGATAGTGATGATTGTGTCGCCGTTATTGTCAGCATAAGCCAATACACGCTTAATGTCATCAAGCGTAAGCTCATTCTGCGTCTCAACACCAAAACAGTTTTCAGGCAGATAGCCGAAATTGATACGCAAAGCCGTACCGGTATTGTTTTCATCCTCCACAGCTACAATGCCATTAGACAATCCGGTCAGGAAGTTCGCTTCATTCTGTTCGTCAATACCGACAGAGCAAGCAATCGGGTCGGAAGTCAGCTTATTCGCGATGTTCGTCCATTCCGCACCTTGCGCTTTCATTATGTTAACGGTATTGATATCCGATTCAAACATGATTTTTTTCATACCGATTTTCGGCAGAGAACCATTGGCGTGAGCAATGGCATCGCGGCTTTTAATCGGAAGTGGCGAGTTCATCGACACCATGTCGGCTGCTACATAAGTAGTGTTTACCGCAGCGTTAGACCATTTCTGGTCTGCCGAATAAACCTTTCTCAACATAGATTTATGCAAATAGGTGCGTTTGTTGTCACCGTTCCGCTTGCCGTTCACTGTATCTACTACATTCTGGAGTCTCGGAAAGATTTTTCTGATGTACTCCACAAATTGTGATTGTACCATTTTTTACCTCCTCTTTTAATCGTGCATGAATACTAATCCAGGCAACTCCGTCTTCATTGCAGTTTTGATATCATCCACTGAATACGGACTTGCTTTATCATTCACTTCACCATCGTACATGATTGCTGCTAAAGGAGCATCCTTTGTAACGCTTCTTACCAATACACCTACATAATGATGGCTACCGGGCAATGTATCATATTGAGCATAATTCGATGCTTTTAGCGGCATAGGTTTGAATAGTGTTTCGTCATCATCTGATGCGATAATAACATGACCAGCCTTAATTACATCATATGGATAACCACTGACATCAAGCGTGCGACCACCAATGATACCAGCACCGTATCGTCTGATTACAACCGAATCAAGACCAGAAGTAATCACCTGCAATTCACTTGCTAAATTTGCTGTTGCACCCATTTTTAATACTTAGTTTTTTGTTAATGTTTAGAATGTGTCAGCCAACGCTTTGATTTCAGCGTCACTAATCACTTCATCTTGTTTTCCCGAACTTTTACCACTTGCGGCAGGCGGATTAGCCAATGTAGACAAACCTGCATCTGCACATTCTTGGTTGTAATTCTTCAGGTCTTCCTCAACTTCCGAATAAAACTCGTCAAACTCCTCTTCGGTTTCAAATTTCATGCGGTCGAAACTTTTCAGGATGCGACTGCCGAAAGAACCCGAATCTTTGAGCAACTCGTTGAGCTTGGATTTTCTTGATGTAGTGACTTTTTCACCTTTCAATACCGAAATTTCATTGGTAAGTGTATCAACCTTGTCAAGCAATCCCTTTGCCCATGCTGGAGCATCATCATTACTTTTATTCTGCTGAGGATCATTTTTGTTTGAACCCGTCTGACGATTGTTTGAAGTGTTCGATGATGTATCATCGCCGTCATCGGTTTCGTCATCGCCATTCTTTTTGCGGTTTTCTTCGATTACTCGATTTGCAAAAGACTGGCTGACTTGCAGGTAGGGGAGAACCGCATCAATAGCTGCTTCAATTTCTGCGTTTACGTCCTCATCGGAGGCATCATCTGTGGAGGTTAGGTTATCGGCAATTCTAGCAGCGATACCCATCACCTCTTTTTTATTGAACCCGAACGCCTTCACTTTCGGTTTCAATTTCAACAAAACCTGTTGTTTTCTATCCATTGTACAATGTTTTAATTAATAAAAACGGCCTGCAAAACATTACATGCAAGCAGACCGTCAACCTTCTTAATCATACATTAAGAGCAATGAATGTATTCACGACAAGTTCGGTTGCATGTAACTTCACATGCTTTATGCAAATATACGAAAAGTGATTCTTTTTACTTCACTTTAATTGTTAAACTATTATAATAAGACACATAGTACGAAAATAATCTTGTACTCCGTGTTATGAAACTGAATGTATCTGTATATAAGCAGTTATTATTTAAGATATGACGGGTTATCCTTTAAAAAATATGGCAAAGTTCCATTTCTCTTTGCATCTGCTATGCGTTGGGAATTTGTGCCAATCCACTGTTTAAATGCATTCGGTACATCCTTGACTTCATTCACACTTTCAGTCGTAGATTCACTTCTACCATCCCATTCCCAAAACTCTTCTTCTGTTTTAAGGATAGGTATTTTATAGCATAAATCATTCGGATGCCAGCCAGTCCAAACGAAATCTTTAGGATATTTACCTGCTAACCTATCGCATATATCCCCATGTGGCATACGGTGATGATGTGAAGAGCTTAGCTTTATTTCGTACCCCACAACGAAATCCATTTGTTTCCAACGCTCATTTTCAGCAGTCCGGTAAGCCATGTTAATTTCAGATCGAGCCAGTCGGATAGAATGGTATTCGCAATCCTTTAAATGTTCTGCACTACCATACTTGTCTTTATAATCTTTTTGCAGTGATGGAAAATCAAGCAGATATTTAGAGATTTGTTTACTCAAAGTAATAGCACTTGTTCCTTTCTGAATAGCGCAAGATATAGCTGCTTCAAGTTCTTGTTTATAAATGGTGGATTGTTGCCAAAGTTTGGCAGAGACATTAAAGCCTTTATCCTTGCGGTTTTGGAACGCTTTCAAAGCATCAGAGTTTACTTGATATAAGACTTTGTATTTTTCCCCATCAACTTGGGCATTATAAGCCCTTAGAACTTTATTTGCCATCAAGTCTTGCACTTCATTACTATTTTTCCATTCTTCACTAATACCTCGATAGATAATCGTATGAATATAATTAACAAATTGAGCCTGTATATCCTCTATCTGTTTTTTAGTCTGTGGGTAATCAGACCATTTAAAAGGATTTTCACTATCAGATGAATAATCAGTGCGTAATACAGCTTTAGCAGCTTCCAAATTCAGAACATCATATATATGCTCCACTAAAGCTACATATTTATTCAGCCTTGTGTTAAGCTCTTGATATTTTTTCTTTTGATTCGGAATCTTAGGTTTTGACATATTGGTTTGTTTTTAATCTATTTATTAGAGTAGGCAGAAAAATCACGGGGATAAAACAAAAAATATTTTTCTGTTTTTAAGATTGACTCATTTCTTATTGAACTTGTCACATACGTCACGGTTAAGAAAGCGGCTGGAAGTGAAAAACGGACAACGACACATGAAGAACTCACCTTTCAAGTTCTTCTCGTGCCGGTCATAGCTATGCACGCAATCCCTACAATGATACTTAGATTGTGTTATTACTTTTTTTGCCATATACAAATTTGTTCTTTCTTTTATCAACCATCGGATATAAATAATGCTTCACTATAATTTTGCCACAGATAGGACAATCTTGTACTACATATTCTACCGTAATTATCTTTGAATGTCTTTTCATATTTATCCCTCCTCAATTCTATCAGGTGCCGGCATTTCCAGCAGCCTGATAGCCTTAATCGTTTTTCTACCTTCTAAAATAGCTTTGCATAATCTATGGTATCCATCTGCTATTTGTCCTACTTCATCCAGTATAATAGGGTAGTCTAAAGAACAATCACGAACACGTTTGCATTGAAAGATAAAACTATGAAGCTGGCTGCACTCAAACGGTTCAACAGTCAGGTCTATATTCCACAATGGCATATCACGTACAGGGTATTCCTTTGCTTTCGCGAAATTATAAAGTGTCTGGGCTTTCCATACTTTATTTCCTCTAAGGTATTCGCTTTCGGCAAAGGTCATATTATCTATTGGTACTTTCATGTTATTCCGCACTTTCAAATAAACCGTTCATTCTTGATTGTTTTGCTTGTAAATCCATCGCATCTTCTTTATGTATCTGATCCAAAGTTGCCTCCGCATTATTAGAACCAGCTTCTCTAATAGTTTGCAACTGGCTCTTGATTGGCTTGCCACCATTCTGTTTTATAAGTCTATCAGTCATTGCATCCTCGTCCATTTGGATAAACGGAGTAATGACATGCTCAACTTCTACATTGTCAATCTCTTTAACCCATGAAGTATTCATGCTTTTCAAGAAAGCCTTGATTACACTGCATTCACGCTCAAACGATTCTATCCAATCACCACTTTCATCACCTACTTTCAGATGGGCATCAGTCAGCAAGGTCTGTCTAGCATCAAACCCGATATTTCCTAATGCTTTCATGTTCTCGAATGATATATCCGGAATTTGTGATTGTGACCAGAATAGACTAATCAGGGTACTTACATGGTACTTTAGTGCTTCGATAGCCTGAGACCATGAAACATAAGACACATCACCTCCATTTTCAACACGGAATATCCTACGGCTTTCCCCCTTATCTTCTTTTCCTTGTGTAGCCCCTGCAATTTTAAGGATAGGAGCACTGTTGTAGGCGATAACATCACTATTACGAGAAAGGGTATATTCTATCTCATTACGCAAATAAGACAAACCATGATAAATAGGAACTGGGCGATGAACATAAACACCGGGGATCTTCAATATAGCTATTGGTTCCGCTTTGATTTGTTCCCACCCAGATCCTTGCTGCTTCCACTTGTAATGGATCTTAGAAGTATATGTTTCAAAAAAAGCAATTTCTTCGTCCTTGACTTTCTTCTTGTATTCAAAAGACATAGCAACCATATCTCCCAACTCGTCAAACAACGGATACAGCCCGACGCCCTCCATCGGGGAATAGGTCTTGCATTTCAGCTTAAATTTACTTTGAAAACCATATAGAGAATTGGGATTTTCAACCGTATACCAAATGGTAAATACCTCGCATGACGCAAAATAGGCGTTGCCACGTTTAATATTCTCACTGTCTATACGAGCATACTTGTATATATTCTCAATTGCTTTCGCTATTTGTTGGCGAGTTTCATTGTCCTCAATATTATGATAGACACGTTTTACTGGAATGGAAAACATAAACTCTGTCATCCGTTTTGTAAGGAGTTTTTCAAGACCGATATAAATACGGGAAGCTTTTTCTACCGTACCATCAGATTTTACCTTATCTTTTCGACCAATGTTATCATTTACTATCGAATGCAATGTTGGTTCATAGTCTTTAATAAGATTATCCCATGAGGGGACATAGACTGATTTTCCTTTTAAGTCGTTGATGATATTATCAACCGGGCGCGTAATGTCTAATATAGCTGTTATTTCGTCCATAAATATAGTAAAGTGTCACTTGACACCTTTTTTTATATTGATTATTTAGATAGGAATTTATTCACGAAATATATTTGTCCTTTGCCGGTTACTTTGGTAGTGGTTGTTACCAATACCGAACCATCCGGCTTGGTAATTGATGTTTTCTTCAACTCAAAAAGTCCCAATTTCATAGATTTCTGCGTTGGCTGATTATAATAATCACCTTTTTGGCAAAGATAACCGTTCTCTCGCATCCAACCGAACAAACGGTTCTGACCGATATTCACTCCGTTCTGTTGGAGAATTTTTGCCAATTCAGCAATAAGGCACGAACGTTGAGAGGTACATACAGCATCGGCAAAAAGGACTTTAGGAGCATCTTTTTGGATCTTCTGCTCAGCCTCTATAAGACGCTGTTCTTTTCGTTTCAGTGTTTCTTGTGCCACAATAAGCGCACGTGCCATGATTTCTTCTGGAGTGTCGTCCATTTTGGTAGCGATGTAGCCACCTGTCTTACGGATACATGGCAACACTTCGCTTGTTACCCATTTGCGGAACTTTTTAGCTTCAGGCTTACGACTATCCAATATTGTATCATACAAACCATCCTCATCAACAAAATTTGCCTGTTGGATTCCACCGGCTGTTTCAAGGGGATACTTTGAAAGTACATCCTTATCTAATCTTTGCGCTACCTTACTGGGAATCAAATCCAAAATCTGGCATACATCTGCCAAGCAAAAGAAAGGTTCGTTATTTTCACCCATCGCAATTCTTACCTTTCCGAATTGCTCATTCTCAAAAATTTTAATTGTGTTCATAATGTAGTTCCGTACTCCTTCATACGGTGATTAGTTACACATGATACTGCTCCAAAAAGGAACCGGATAGCACAATACGTACTACCCGGTAACGTGAAGGAGCACGTTAGCATCAAATGCTATGATGCAAATATAATAAAAGTGGCTGTAAAAATGTCACATTCAACAGAAAAACTTACCTTAAATACAATATTTTATATTATCTGTTTGTATTTGGTACTATTTTTAGTACCTTTGCATAAACGAACGATTATGGGTACAAAGGAAAAACTAATAGAACGTATTTTGTCATGCCCAAAGGATTTTACCTATGATGAAGCAAAACGTTTATTCGGGATTTTTGGATACAAGGAAAGCAACAAAGGTGCTACATCAGGTTCCCGTGTTGAGTTTATAGGACCAGACGAAGAAGCTCCTTTCATTTTACATAAGCCACATCCCGGAAGCATTTTGAAATCATACGTGATAAAAGGAATAATTGAGCATATAAAGAAAAATAATTTGATTGAGAAATATAAACAATCTAAAACAAAGTAGTATGGGACTTTTAAAATACAAAGGATATTCCGGTTCTGTAGAATATAGTCCGGAAGACAATTGTCTGTTTGGCAAAGTACAAGGGATGAGAAAAGCGTCAATCCTTTATGAAGGGAAGTCTGTTGATGAGGTCCGTAAAGACTTTGAGGAATCTATAGACTTTTATCTTGAAAACTGTAAAGAAAGAAATATACAGCCTGAAAAACCTTATAGTGGGAAGTTAAATCTACGTATGTCACCAGACTTACATTCCCGTGTAGCTGCTTTTGCTTCCAGCACTGGAACAACAATTAATGAGTTTATCAATAAAGCCATATCTAAAGAACTTGAACACGAAATGGCTTTGTAAATACCGAACATAAAGAGAGGGTATGCGATACTCTCTCTTCTAAATTACTTACCGTAACCTGTATCAATGACTTTGTAACCATTTATCTCTTTTCTCTCTACATGCCTCTAATGTTGATGCACAACAAGAAAACAACTCACCACTTTCAATACGGTAGTCATACTGGTACATTCTCACTCTTTTACCTCTCAACCTGGTGTTATAGGTAGTGTAATTCTCTTTACCGGGTTGGCATACGCTGCAACCTCTTTCGTTGTTAATTGAGTTCATTTATCAATACTTACTTAGTAATTTGTAAAACATTCGCCTTTTCTCTATGTATTTAAGACCGTTTCGTCTAAGACCTCGCTTTGATTTTGATACAGTCATTTGGCAACCTGTAACGCCAACGTAGATGCAATTTAAATGATGCCTTTTAGCTTGTTTGAAAGCCCACCAAATCGCTTCACGGCAATATCTATAGCTATCATTTTGAATACCTTCGTATCCTCTACTCAAAATGAAGTGGCCTATTTCATTTGCTTCTTCTTCTGAATAGCATATTGTGAAGATATTATTCATCCTTTCTTTGCTTTACTTGTTCAACCAAAAACTTTTTAAAATCATTCTTGTACTGGCTGTGAATGATTTTATACTGATGGGATAGGTTAGGCAATTGTTTATAACCTTTGCTATACAAGAATTTGGCTACTAATTCAATCTTTTCACGGTTACTGAAACCTCTGTCCTTACACATGTTAGTTATACAGACATTCGCCTTGCTGGTAGGCTTCTTTTCAACTGGTGGCATGTATTCATGTCTGCCATAAGCAAGCGTTCTTGGATAGCCAACCGCTTCACCTAAATATTCACCTGTAATGCAATCAAATTCACCACTAATTAAACTATCTGCTATTTCACCCATAATAATCAATATTTAATGTTTCACATTCAACCGTTCTTCACTCGTATAAGCCACTACAAGCCCAGTTTCATCATGCTGTATGGTGATGTACTTTTCACCCCTCTCTATAGTAGAGAAGTCATAAGGCGTTACCATCTTATCCAATACTTTACCCAGTTGCTTCATCAGTGGGGCTTCATGACTGATAACTAAAACTAAATCCGCTTTCATAATCGTGTGTATTTTGGTAGCCCGAAGGCTCCCGGATTTAGAACTCAACCAATATCAATCTTTCTAAAGAACCTGATGCTTTCACCCACATGTAATTGTTTTCAAAACCATAGTCAAAGAACAGCTTAAAGTAAGGGTATTGTACTATTAAAGAGTTCATACAGCCTCTTAACTCGTCTTCTGACATACAAGAAGTTATTTCATTGACAATTTGAACGAAAAGGTATAAAACTTCTGGTTCATTATTCAATAACGGTTTTTCTATAACTGCTTTTAAAAATATATTTTCTTTCATGTTCTTCTATATTGCGCAGGGCTTTTGCCCTGATGGTTAAACTTATCTTTTATCTATCACTAAGTAATGGTCTGCTAAGCATTTAACCCATTGTATTCTATACTTTCTTGAAGCACATCTAAATTCAATATCTCTTATAGCAGAAAGAATATCAGACGCACTTTCATTATAATATTTTGCGAGTATAGTTAGTACATGATAGCTTTCTTGCGGTGTAAAGTGTAAAGAACTTCTATATCTCTTTGCTGTCTCATATACCCTCTTTGAGAATGATTCAATAGTTTCAAAATCTTCTTTTCTATAATTAAAAAGGTCTGTTGCTTTCATTATCGTATATCTTTTAATTGTTAGTAATATTGGTTTCTTTTAAGTATTGTAAAGATACTCATTATCAATGAATTAGCCAAATATTTACACAATTATTTTAGTCATAAATCGCTCATAACCAATGATTTAACTTTTGCTATAGAATAAAAATGCGCCGACTTTCACAAGCCAGCGCACATAAGAGCAATGAAAACACAAACAAGGAGTGTTTTCGGTTACAAAGGTACTAAAAAAACACAACTACAAAAAGTCTTTAAGCAACTCTTCATCACTAATAAAGCTATAATCTCTAGGATAAAACGTATTCGCTAATGCATCCATATAGTCAGGAGAACATTTAATACGTTTTTTGATATCTTCTTTAGGTTCAATAATAATCTTTCCATTACTAAGGAACTTCCACTTGGTTTCTGTAGCTTCTTCCATGAGTTGATCGCATGGTGGCAAAGCTGCACCAAAACCATTTTTAGGATTTAGCCAATCACGTAAAGCCCAATATAGATATGCACGCATGTTAGCAAATTCGTATTCCCCGGTAATATCATGCAATCCATCTGCCCCTTCCGAATATTTACATGAAAAAGCGTTTGTAAATTCTTCCTCCAACAAACGAGAATAGACACCTGCCCCTTCTCCTATCGTATCAATAAACGCTTTTGCTCCTTTCTTCTTTAGATAGGGGATCATCATACCTACTACGTGCATGTGATCCGCACGTCCAGCAGATTGATGAACATCAAATTGTGGAACATAGTTCCCGTATCGCGGACAAAGCACGCTGTTATCACGTCCCATACCGGCAACGTCAACACCTAACTTGCAAGATTTGGCTGGAATGAAACCGCTTGCCTGTAATTCCTGCCAATTCCTATTTGCTATCTCTATCCATTCATAAGGAATAAGAACATCTTCAGATACTTTCGGAAACATACCAAGTACCTTGACGCGAAACAAATCGTTAGGTCTGTATAGTTTACCTTCCCAATTGAAATCGCCTTCTCCCTCATTGAAATCTGTTTTTTGAATGGGAGAACACCAATTTATTACCTTGTCTTTTACCCATTCATAATCCACTTGACCGGGTATTACAATTTGCTTCTTTACTACATTTTCTGCATTTAGAGAGCTAAGTCTGAATTTTGCAAAACGGTCAGACTTCATGGCACGAGCTGCGTAACCGGTAGTAACATTAGGATTGAACACTATGAGAAAGCGGGAATTACCCTGTAAGTTACCTTCAATAGCGTTGTATGTCGCTTCTGATATACCGGAAGCTTCAGTAACAACAAACATGGTATTTACAGCATGGAAACCAGACCATGCTTCTGTGTTGTCATCACCAGCTTTGAACCCCGTTAGAAACCACTCTTCGTAATCTGTTTTAATGCCGGAAGATAGTAGACGTCCGGGCAAGAACCCTGCATTTCTAAATAAACGGGATATTTCAGGTATCATTATATTTTGAACCTGACGAGCTGTAGGAGCTGTCATGGCAATCTTGGTATTCTTAACTAACTTACCTTCTTTCCAACGTGGAGTAAGATACATGAAGCACATAGATGCACAAGCTGCAATGTAATCTTTCCCACGAGCTGTGCCCGATGCTACAGCAGTCATTGGATTATGCTGAACGGATTGAAGAATAGCTTGTTGCTCTTTGTCTAGTCTTGAATGAAGAACATCATGAGCGAACTTGCACCAATCCTCTCGCCATGCTTTCATGTATCGTATAGACTTTTCATCTTTGCTCATTCCTCATCGTCTGGCAATTCTTGCATTAATTTCTCAAATGGATTAATACTCAAATCTTGCTCTACTTTTTCAACGTAACCGCGATGCTTCATTTTAGTCTTACTTAACCAAATAAGCATAGTATTATCGTGTTCCGTCAAAGCTTTAGCAAACATTGTCGTTTCTAGCTTATCATAGAAACTTTCTTCTACTTCTTTCCATTTTTCGGCAAAATCTGGATCATTCGCTTTCCATTTATAAGCAATTGAGCGTGATATTTCCACAGCCTCACAAGCTGCGGTAACATTCAGCATCCTTGCGTCCAAAGCTTTTAGGAATTTCGCTTTCTTTTGCCTTGTATTAAGCCTGTACTTCTGTGCCATCTTTATTTCCCTCCAATACATTGTTTACGATTTCCAACATCTTACAAATACTTAGTGCCTGCGCCTTGATTTTATATTTGGCTTGAACTTTAGTCGACACCTCATTCAACCGGCGCATTGTGTCCATATCCACCAAAGTTAGATTACCAATCTCTTTTTCTGAATAACATTCCAATGTTTCCATGAGTTTATCAAACGAAACCTTCTGTGTATCAACAAACATAAGAGTTACAGGAACGATTTCGTTATTCGGCATTTCAACCGTATAGTTGATATCCTTTACGCTTTCCAGAACTTCATTGCTGATATGCGCATACTCTTTCAGTGCGACATCTGTTATTTCATCAAGCAATTGCTTCAAAATCTCCGCATCGTCCTGCCCAACTATACTGTTATGTGACAATTGTGTTGCCAGCAACCAATCGTTTGTAGTCTCCTCTTCATCTATGTACATAACATGGATGGAAGTAAGCCCGGCCATTTTTGCCGCTTGTGTTCGGTGATTACCACTCACTACCGTATAAGAACCATCTGAATGCTTTACGCAAAATGGTACAGACGATAATTGACCGTCCCTACGAATGTTATTCACTAAGGCATTAAACGTGTCCTGCTGCATGAAATGCGCATTTTTCTTGACCAGCTTAATGTCAGATAACTGCACTTCCGCTATCTTGAATTTTCCCATATTATTCCTTTCTCGGCTCATCACCGTATTTTTTCACAAAATCTTTTAAAATATCATCTAAGTTTCCACGAATACCTGCATCTTGTATGTAATGGAGTTTACCAACACAGCGTTCATGCAGTTTAAACACTCCCCGATACTTCATACTTACCGGTTTATCGGTAAATACAGAAGTGGCAATCACTCCACATTCATGTTTATATCTTATGTCCAATTCATCTTTGAACTCTGACGAAAGTACACCCATAATTAGCAATCTACTCAATTTGGGCAATGGATGGTCTATCACGAAATCCGACTTCATCAAAACTGCATCCATGCCGTACTTGCTTACCTTCAGGAAATCAAACATACAAGCCCCGAACACATAATCATCCAAGAACCATAAGTAACAGAATGGCGCAGAACCGAGGATAATACCCTTTTTCAAGTAAATCATACGCAGATAATCAATCTCTGCCATAGAAGCACGTACAAACCGGAGTTTGCTTTTATCCGTAAGCATATAATCATCCGGCAGTCGTTTATATTTTAAAGGAATGATAGTACGCCTTTTAAAACTGCTGTCTCCACTTTCTACCACATTAGACCAAATATATGTGCGTTGGTCTTTGAATACCTCTCTTCTGCCCATAAATCCATGCTGCGAGAGAGCCATGTAATTAACTTGTTCTTCATCTATTTCTGCATATTTCGTTTTAATTCGTTCTTGCCATCCGAGGTCATCCATCAAGAAACGTTGCAATGCGTTACTTGTAGCTTTCATGCCGGAATGAAATTCATTTTGATAGATTAGTATATCATCCTCTTTACAATTAAGAATCGCATCCGATATATCAGCACAATAAAGCACTTCAATAGACTTACTTTTAAGGTTATCTACTATATTTTGATAACGTTCCGTATACTTCTTATGGTAATGCTCCAACTTTGCCATAAAATCGTCATAAAGCGATTTGTGATAAATATCCTGTGAGTTCTTATGCTTCTTGATGGCATTAAAAAGGTGAATAGTGGCAATAATTTCAGCAGGATTTTCGGATTTGATACTTAGAAACTTATATTCTTCATTAAAGCGTAATTCTTGTATTTCACCTTTGATTGCTTTATACATCATGTAGATAAAATACTCCTTTGTATACACCTTAATTTCACGGTTGGTAAGTACCTGCTCTATATCCATATAATACGAGTTTACCACATGGGCTACATCGAATTTAGAGGCCTCTTTCTTGATAAAGGAAAGCATACGGTTGGATTTCTTAAACATGGAGCCTACCACTGTAACATTATCCGAGTGTTCTGCTGCCCAAAGTAACGGTTTATGTCTTTGGGGAACCTTAGAATAGTCTATATTGAACACTTCAAGGCACTTATCAATTGTGGTGAGTTGCTTATACTCTTCCATATCTTCATGCAGGTAGGCGTACTCCACAAACGAATACATGAATTTGATTGTTTCCAGTATTTTATCGAAATCCCAGGAGCTATTGAAGATCCTAAATTCTGCAGTTCCTATCTTTCCAATAGAACATAAATTAAGCCAATACCGGATATGCCCTCTGTCTGAACCATTGCTAAAGATCTTCAGCAAGTTATCGATATTATCGGCTTCCAGTACACGCTTTACCACATCCCAAGGTGGACTAGGCACGAGGTATTTCGTTTCCCACCACTCGGCGATGTCAAATATCCGCTTGATAGGATATGCAGTATAGTAGGATAGAACAAACATGCGTTTGATAACATCCAAATCCATATCCTTGATATACAGATGTGCATCAAAACCTTCATTCCACATAAGATAGCTTCCTGCATCTTTCATGGTCTGAATGAAGTCCTTCAGTTCTTGCAGATCTTCTGCACAATAATGGTACGGTCGAGTGTTTATCTCACCGCCAAACTGACCGTGATGCGTAACTGCCGAACCGTCCGAGTTGTTCATCATGGTTAGTTTGTTGTCCGTCCACTTGTAACCGGATGAAAGTGGGATAAGCTGTTTGTCACCATCGGCAAACTCCAACTCCATGCCAAACGTACGTTTGGCAATATAGTCAATCCAAGGTTTATCTATATTCATGTTCTGCATATTTCAATTTAACCAAGGATTTATAATCAGGAACAATATAAATCACATCACCAATGCGATAATCCGAAACATGCTCACATTGCATTATTGAATATTCACTGGAACTGTACTCATATTTCAAATCGGTGTGATAGTAAATCCGGCATTTGTACATATCTGCCATTGAATAACCGCAATCAATAATGAGTTGGTTACGCTCCGGATAAATGCCTATAACCTTTGCTTGTAACTCAATTCCATTAAGACCTTGCTTTTCTTTGTCAACACAATATGGGATTGTACCAAACAACATATATTCACCAATACGAACATCACTTATGAAACTAGGCAGTTTACTATTTTGCCCAAGCCAAAAACTACCTCCCAAGCTGATAGACTCAATATCATTACGCAGGCCGTTCCAGATACGGAACAGTTCTTTTTCCGAAGGGTGATTTTCATTCAGACAACCGGAAGTAATCAAACCATATATATGGGAGCTTGAAAGTGTCCTTATTTCATTGACCAACTTACTTGCTTCATAAATGCTTAAGCCTTCTCTATTATCACATGCATTAATCGGAATATAAAAATTATGTATTCCTTGGCACGCATTTCCATTGATAGTAAGATATTTCCAAACATCCGCAAATGATGTAACCACAGCACCGCTATTCCCCTTTACTGCCTTTCCGATAGAATAGCATATACTGTCTTTTAAATGGAGTCCAAAAATCTTATTTCTTATCTTATCCGATATATGCTCATAAATATCTTCATAAAAATCCTTGAACATTAACGAAATAGGGACATTAACAAATGATTGAGCCTTTTCAATGTTTTCTATTATATTCTTGGTATAGACTATAACTTTCATAGTTCCCACTTTAAGATTAAACGTTCAATTTCTTTGTATTTGGTATCTCTTTTGAATGAGAACCCTGCATTGATGAAACTCTTCATGCTTGCCTCATTCTTAGGCGATGTCATAGCAAATATCTCTTGCGAGCCATTGGAAATCAGTTTGGCAATATTGGCATTGAGAAGGATATACTGAAATCCGTTCCCCCTATAATCAGCATGAACAAAGCATTTATCCACGTAGGCTGTACCGTATTCAGTGCAATAGGCAAGTGAGTAGGCAACCAGCTTGTCATTTACCAACAACCCGAAACTGCAACCGGATTGCAAGCACTTCACTATATCTTCCGTCTCAGAGGGAAAACACATATCCGGATTGGCAAGAAGAGTCCGCTCCATCTTTTCAATATCGGACATATCAGACATGGACAAAACTTTTACTTGCATTTTGTACTCAATGTTTCCTTTTTCAGTTGGGAACAATGGTTCGTAACGGTCAATCCATGCTTTAGAGAGAAATGTATCGATATCAACTTTAGGCAACAATGCTTTTCTGCAACTGTCGAAAACATCTAATACAAATTCCTTATGCTTAGCAAGTTGTTCGCTTTTCAACGGACACTTACCACTACGAAACACAAAACTTTTTTTCACCGATTTTACCCACAAAGGATAAGTTTTACACATAATAGGCTTGTAACCATTATCACATGATTTGCAGTCTTTAGCGATACATTTTACCTTTTTACCGCCAAAGTAATCATCATCTATAATCTGTAAATGGGAGATTTCTTTTTCATGCCCGTCAAGTTCATGGGGCAAAATTACAATATGTCCGTCTGATCCGAACGAACAACACTTCCAACCGCATCCGGAGTTTTCACATGCTCTTATTAGTCCTTTATTGCTCATATATTTAAGTTGTATATAACTTCATATACATTTTGCGTTAAATGCCTGCCGGGCATATTCCCAGCAGGCTTAACACAAAAAATCAATCATCTGCAAGCTACTTGCAAGAACACTTATGCAGTCCTTCGGCTTCTTTTAGTCGTGTCAGATGGCAATTTCCATCACCCCGTAAACTACACAAGCTTTAATGTTTTTGCTTTTGCTTATCGCTACTATAAGGATTGAGCGGAAACAGGGAGTCGAACCCCACTCTTTGGCTGGAATACCAACGCTCTACCGATGAGCTATTTCCGCAAACGCTCGTCTTTCCGAGCTGCCAACATTATGAACCGCCATGTAGCCACAGTCAACATTCACATGATTTTGTGAAGATCCACCTTGATTGATACCCTTTGGACTTATATGGGTTTTACCATACTCTCTCAATCTACTATTTTCTTCTATATATCGGTTGCTCCCATAACAAACTCAAATTTTAGAAAATGGTGCGTTCATTGATACAAGGCTGTGGGAACTCAAGGATTCGAACCTTGTTCTTCGGATTTTCAGTCCGACGCATAGACCATCTTTGCTAAATTCCCTTTTGCCTATGCTGTCAAACCACCGCTTGCTTGGCAAATCTGGCAGCATTCCATCAAACGCTATTGATGGTTGGCTAATAATTCTGGGTTATCGTATATATTTCCTTTTATTTCATATTCATATAAAACGACTCCATGTTCATGCCCATCATTCCAATCTGAGGAATATACAAAATCTGACACAATGTAACCTTTATAAGTTTTATGTTTTATACCAAAAACTCCGTTATCAAAACTCACTTCACCTATAAACCCATAGTCATATCCATCTGTAACTATTCGTTCAACAATGTCACCCTCATATATTTCTTCCCCATTCTTGTCAAGCAAGCCTGTGAACTGACCAACAGAGTCTTCCTTCACTTGCTCCCAATCGTCAAGTGTACCTCCTTGATGAATCATTGGAAAGTGGTCGTCATCGTCTTGAAATAACCAACCGATAATCCATTTTCCGCTTTCAACGTGTTTACCTCTAAACTTAATATTTCTTCTCATACTCAAAACAAACTTGCTTGTTCATACTTAGGTTCTTTCTTCTCAACAACTCCAAACTCTTTGATTTCAATACCTGTCTTTTCAGTAAGCCACTTAGCCAAAATATGCCGATGGCAGAAATCACCCGGCTTTTCGTAACAGCAGAGAGCAACATCTTTGCCTTCACTGAGTCGCTGGATGGTTTGTATCAAATCTTGTGGATTGACTTTTGCAAGGACATCATTCAAATACATATTCGTGTATTCTTCATAAGTCCATTTATCATCCAGCATATATCTTTTTGGTGCAACCTCTATTATTTGAGGAGCATTATAATATCTTGGCTTCCCTAACGCAACACATATCATTTTTACGTTTGCGGCTGCCAACTTTCTGTAATTTCCGAAATAACTTGTGTAAATTTTCATTGCTCTTTTTTTTATTTTTATGGTGTAAAGATATAAAATATGGCGTAAAAAACGTCACTTTTAGTCATAAATTTATTTAATTTGATGATTTTATTGTCTCAACCTTGTAACATTTCATCATGTGATCTGTTTCGCACCCCATATTGAAAATATTGCCGAGATAATATTTGCGTACTTCTTGCCATGATAAGTTGATAGGGGTAACGAACCAGTCTTTATTACCTTGTTCGTCTTTTAAATACACTTTTACAGTTGTTTTCATTGCTCTATATTTTATCCGTTATACGCTGCTGTTATCTTTTCTGCTTTCAATTCTTTGGTAAGCTCTCCATTCTTGTAGAAGAGTACAGCAACAACTCTCACCGTTTCTGACAAGAACCGGCCACAATCATTGGTTAACTTCACTTTTAGCTTGCTTGCCTTGGCTAAACTTTTTGTACGCTTCTTTATTGTGTTTTTGAATCCGAAAACATAATCTTCGGTATCAATCTCAAATGAATATGTAGTGGAATACATCACTCTTTGAAGCTCTTTTGTTAGTTCTGTTACTTTGCTCATTTGCTCTCTTCTATTATTAGTCGTTATTATTTCCAAGAAGTTCTTGTAAAGCAGACTTATATCCGTCCAACGCCTGTTGTGTATATCCCAATCTGAATTTTTTATCTGCTGAAAGAGAGTCGTTGTTCAATCCTTTTTCAATAGCTTCAATGTTTGCTTTGTAGTATCTGATAAGTTCTTCTGTTTTCATTGCTCTTGACTTTTACTTGTTATTAATAGGTGTTATTTTGATATTGTAAAGATACAAATAATATATTGAATATCAGTATTTTACATCTTAAATATCGCAAGCTTAAACTTTGTTTAACTTTCTGTATTTCAATGTGTTACCAAATTTTTCAACGGTGGTGCCGCTCCGCTTGTTGCCTCCACGCCTGGATAGTTGGTTATTTAAACACGTGATCTATAAATACCGTATTAGTTTGCCATTCTCCGCGCTTTTTGAAAACGAAATACCCGCGTATTGTTGCCGTTTCATTCATTCCGTTTGCAAAATCATAAGCGGCTTGTTGGTCCTTTCCGAATTCTTCGTTTATCGTTCCGCTGTTATTGCTCACCCTATAGCGTAGCTTTGCAGGGGCTTTTGTTCTATCTGTAATAATATTCATACTTTCCGTTTTGTGCAATTGCTTGCGGTTAATAATTCGTTATTAATGTCCTGCATACACTTTTCGTGTTAATGGTGTATGATAAATTCGATAGTTGCCAAATGGGTAAGATGTTCTAAAATATTTCTTTACGTTTGCTACATACGCAAAATAAATGTGGTCAATCTTTTTACAACGCACTGTATTGTCCAATGAAGCAAGTGCAACCCGGCAAAATTGTTCTTGTAAATTTGATAGTGTTTTCGTTCTCATATTCGCTTTGATTTAATGTTTTTAAGTTTATAAAACTAGTTCCCGTATATTCATCAAAGACTACGGTTAAGCCGATACGGGATAATTGGTTACTTTTGGTTTTTCCATGTATTGTAGTCATTCGTAGACTCAAAACACATAAAGCCTCCATACACCTTGGCGACATTTGAAGGCGTAAACGGACATTCTTTAATAGCTTGATATCTTGTTTTTACTTCTGCAAAATAAACTCTCATAATCACTTTATTTTATTTGCAATGCTGCGTAGTATCCTCCGATCCATATTAATAACTCTTTCGGGGTGAAATACCCGCTTATACGCTTATTCGGGTAACGTGTTGTTATTTCGCCGTCATCACCATCCGCCAATATTATAGAGTATGTTTGTTTCGACAACCTTGATGGATAGAGGGCGAAACCATTTGCCCTGCAATATGATTGTAATTGCTTTAATGCTTCTTTCTGTGTTAGATTCATATTCTTATGGTGCTGATTTCAACATATATTTTGATAAAAGGATGGATTTACTTTTCTCTATCTCGCTATTGGTGTCAATACCAATCTGCTGGTAGAATCCGACATTACCGGAAAGACATTCATACGCAATTTTCAATGTTCTACGTTCTTCTTTTGTAAAACCTACGCGGAACGTGGAGAAAATAGCCAATGCGGCTTTAAAATCACCGCACCGGAGTAATGAGATTGCTTTATTGGTTTTCGTTTCCATTTCCCCACAACTTTTTAGCAAGCTCATAATTCTTTTGTGCCTCATTAACTGCTTTCTTGGCATAAGTAAGAGTATAAGCATGTTCACGCGGATATTTGCCAGACTTTACACCTTCATGGTATTCTTTCGCTTGTTCCAACTTGTGTTTGTAGAAGTCAATGCTTTCCGGCATTGAGAGATTAATCGTATTGGCTCTTTCTTCCCAATATTTGGCCACTCTTTCATGTTCATTTGCCTTATCAATGAACTCAACGCTTTTACCCATGTTGTTCCAAGCATCATCTATTGCTTTTCTATGCCTTCTTTCGCTATGATGTCCGACCTTGATAGGTTCTCCAAGTGAAAGGAAATCTCTATCCTTATTCGATTTATCAAAGTATTGCTTGCTTTTACGTTCAGACGATGCGGCCCATTCATGTCTGCGTTCTGCCCTTTGTTTCGCCCATTCCTGAACATTAAAACCGTCAGCCCTTACTATAGAGTAATAGTAAAAACCGTCTTTCTCGAAAATCAGATTGAAAACGATGCTTTCGTTTTCTTTGCCATACTTGGTGGTAACTAGAATTTCTTCACCTTTTTTGTGCATCTCTTCGCACTTTGCCAAAAACACGTTTGGCGCAAACTTGTAATATGTGTTCATTGCTCTTATGTATTAAATTGCTAACTTTAATATTTCTATATCTCGAATAAGTCTATTGGCTCTCTGCCTTTCATTACTTGCAAAGTCTTCATTACAGATACTTTCGTAGAATGCCGCATTTTCTTCTGCTTCTTTTAACGACATCTCTTTGCGTTCTATCAAAGACTTTATTGTATCAATATCATTGCTATTAATAATTTCTTCTAAAGCTGTCTTCTTTGTTAATTCGATTGTTGCTTTCATTGCTCTTGTCTTTTAATTGTTAGTAATATTGGTTTCTTTTAAGTATTGTAAAGATACTCATTATCAATGAATTAGCCAAATATTTACACAATTATTTTAGTCGTAAGATACTCATAACCAAAGATTTAACTTTTAGAGTAAAACAGCAAACATAATACAGATGATGCATCGGAAATGATTACTTTGTATAGCTCAACCATTTCCCTTTTTTAATTTATCTAAAAACTTGCTATCCCCTAAGTAATCAGCACTGATAGCCTTCTTGCTTTCGATAATCTGCTCTAAAAGTATTATACATTCCTTTCTTATCTCTTCGGTTTCATTATAACCGCAAGCGTTGTCAACCATTATCTTTATGTTTGATTTGGGTTTAGAAAGTTGTTCACAGAGAATTTTCAACCGCCAGTAACAGAAATCAATTGTGGCTATGTGTTCTAACTTGTTCATTTCTTTTTAAGTATTTCAATACATTCCTTTATCCCATCATCGAAACCTTGTTTATAGCCTCTAGTATATTCCCCTATATTATATACCGCCATTGACAGAAAAAATAGAAGGATACCTAAAGCCTTATGCCAACCAGGAAGCGAGATGGAAAACGGCTTGAATGTTATTGTAAGATCACCAACCCATAATAGGGCGATAATACATGTAGATATAAATAAAATTGTTTTCATATTCAATACTTTTTCCCGTTCAACATAGGTCTTAATTCATTGTATCTTATCTTCTGTTCGATATGCCAAAGCAAATCTATGTCAAGATGTTTGGCAAGTCCAAAAATTGACAGTATCATATCATTCACAGTAATAGAAAAATCAAATATTCCGTCATATCTAACAGGAAGTGTAGAGATGGAATAGATTGATTCGGTGAAAGTTTCGTCTTTACAGGCTTCTGCCAGATCTTCAATACAGTCATCAATATCTCCGTTGGCAAGTTCAAGGCTTATCCCTCGAAGTCCTGCAAGGTCAAGCAGGCGTATAACTGCATCGCTTAGTTCGTCTGAAATCGTATCTTTGATATATTTTTCAAAACAATACTTGAAATTGACATCATCGTGCGGTTCTTCATCCTCATAAGAAGATTTGAAAGATTCCCTGTCGGCATGTTTCCTTTTTCTATCCGCTTCCACAGCTTCCATAAGCTCGGAAATGATAAGACAAAGAAGATGTTCATTGCTCAGCTCCTTATCATGGAAACCGTGCTCGCAAGCGGTCTTATAAGCTCGATCCCGTAGTTCGTTCAAATTAATATTGTTCATCATATAAGTTTTAATGCTTCCTGTAATCCTGCTTCAAGTGCTTCTTCGTAGGTATCCCATTCCTCTCCGTCATTTGTTCCTTCATAAACAGAACTAGTTATATGAGTTCCATTATCAGCTTTAGATATTTCGTATCCATAGCCACAAGCACAGTTATATACGCATATATGAATGTTTTTGGTTTCACGTAACCACTTTTGGGCTATGGATTGCGGAGGAACAGATAAATATTTATAACAATGATTCAAAGTGGAAACATCTATGAGATATTTTCTTTCATTGAACCATTTCTCTTTAAGCAGTTTAGCAGTTTCTAATGTTACAAGTTCTTCGGTCATGGTTATTCTCCTTTACACTCTTTACACTCTTCACAATGCAATTTATAAGCATGGGCAAACATTCCTAACGTAACAGAATCAAAGTAAAAATCTGCCTGTTTCCCTTCTATGACAACAGAAATACATAATTTACCATCGCAAAAGTCAATATATGCTTCGCCACCTCCATCCCCTCTAATGGAAAAGGTTTGTGTCTGTACACTATCCATGGTTCTCCTCCTTCTTTAATATTGATTGTAATTGATCAAAACTCATATTTACTTGTTGTACCCTATCTATATCATACCTTATATTAGTACATTGTAAACTGCTTAAAACGTTTGACATTCTAAACGCAGGAATTACCATACAAATATCAGTTAAAACGTCTATCAACTGTTCTTTATTTAAATGTTGCAACTGAATCTTGATAATATTCCGTATTTCTTCCTCATTCATTATTATTCCTCCTTTTTTAATTCATCCAATACTTTCTTTACAAGTTCGTAGCGTGGTAATTGCCAATCTTTCGCAATATCATCTATTTTATCATCATAATGATTGTCATAAACATATTGATTCAAATCGTCAATAAACTTATCGCCATCAAGCCCCTCATCACAATCATCAAACATATCAAGTTCATTGGCTAATTGGGAGCAATCACAGTGACTCACCCAGTCATAAATACGCCCGTCATAAACATTGGTCTGTCTGTTGTATTTTTCTCCAACGTGTATTACTTCACCGCAAAATTGACATCTATGCTCTTTGCGAGCGATAGGAGTTTTATTCCTTAATACTTTTATCATTTTAACTCGTTAATTAAAGCATCAGCACAAGCAATTGCAAACCGAGCAATGCTTATAGGTATTGTATGTTTCTCTCCTTTCTTGTAATCTGCTTCCGAACAAGCGTAACCAACTTCTGTATTGTCACTTAAAATCCCTTGCATTGCGGATTTAGCCAGTTCGTATCTACGCTGTTCCCAGTCAATAGCTGAATTTCCAAGATTTAAAAAGTCAAGTTCGCATTCCTTGAAAACCATGTTATCACATACATATAAATAATCTCTGCTATGTTGAGAGTTGATGTTTAATCGGGGAATTACATCTACCAAAACCCCTGTTGATTTTACTCTTGCTTTCATATTTAATTTTCTGATTTAATAATAGTACCAAATGAACGATACCTACGCCAAACCATATTTCCACGTTGAATACTAGTAAGCCAATCACAAGCCTTAAAAACTTGTCCTACATTATATAAAAATGGTCGTTTTTGTATTTTTCTTTTTATTCTTGCTTTCATTGTCCTATTGCTTATTTAATCGAAATACATTACTTTCTTACCTATACATACTTTGAACCTTGAAAGACGTTCGCTATGTTGTGTGATATGGTTAGGATTATATTTGTTAACAAAACATCCAGTACGTTTATGGTATCTGACACAAGCATTTTCAGGAGATTTAGCCAATACATCTTTTTCATCTATAAAATCAAAAAACAAATCATCTCTGTATGATACCTTATACCACTTAACTTGGTTTCTTATCTTTTTAAAATACTTTGCTTTCATCATTCCTCCTTTGTTTTAAAATGACCTATTAGTTCGTTTACGGAAGCCTTGTGGTAATTGTCATTATCTTTTTTGCTTGTCTTAATTTCATATCTCAATCTCCTTTCTCTTTAATCCGTTCAAGTACATCCCTGTTGGCTTCGAGTATCTCATCGAAAGACGGGATGGGCATATAGTGAGTAATACGATATAGGGGAGAATCTTGTAAAAACATTCGATTATCCGATTCCCATTGACCATTTCCATAATACAAGCCAACAAAATATCCTTTACGAGAATCTTTCCATTCCACTGTAAAAAACACACCTGTATTTTTTCCCGGCAACCGTTCCTTAACACTTATCCACGGAGATTGCTTTGCCTGCCATTCTGCACCGTCCTTAAAGCCATCCAAGTAATACGGCTGATACTCGTCATTGTATATGCTTCTATCTATCACGCAGCTTTCTATTGCTGCTTCTTCTACTGTCTGTTTCATATCAATAGTTAGGATTTAATACATCTACATCACATTCGTGACATTGATTACACTTTTTATTACTATCTTTAATACACATAAGTTTGACTTTATCATGTTTCGATTTCATTGCCCATTCCGCACCTGCAATGAACCCTTGATAATATGCAGGGAATAAACTACCACTGCTTCTACTTTCAGCGAAAGAATGAGCTGTTTCTTCCAATGTCTGTTTCATATCCTATTCTTTAAAGTTTCTCATGTATTCGCAATCCTCATCACATACACCTTTCTTTGCACAGTGAGGGATATTAGTTCCCCGCTCATATTCAAAATTATAACATAGGTTTCTGTATTCTTTCCTTCTTTCCATAGGACCAAGTGTTCTTGCTGAACTCCATGATTCATAGTCATTGCTAGACGCCTCTTTAAGAACGCATCCATCATCGTTATATAGCTTTCTAACTTCATTCATAATCTGTTCCATTATAAATTAATCCTCTTTGTACCAATCTGGCTTTGGAAACCTATCCGAAAAAAATACTTTATTGACTTCTTCACTTTCAATATTGGAAGCTTCCGGCCATAAATCTTTCAACTCTTCAATACTATTGATATAGGCTACTAAAACAAAGTGGTGAGCACTTTCACCAGTGCACCAATATGGATATTGGATTGGCCATCTTAATGGACGATAATCTCCATCGCACTTTTCCTTATCTACAAAAAATCTTACTCTAATCATCTTATATCATATTTTTCGTTAAACACAGAATCCGCTTGCTGAAACTGCTTCGTGAAACGATTCTCTTTATATTTTCTCGGCGAAGCACATCCCACTATTAAAGCGAGAATAGCACATATTAAAAGTATTTTCTTCATTCCTTTCTAATATGTTACTTTTTTCAATTTATTAAAAGCCTTCTCTTTATCAAATCTAATCCCATCTTTGAACTCCAATATCAACCCCCAAAGCTGGCTTTTGTAAACATCACCTGCTTTATAGTCAGTCTTATAATGGCATTTCTGTGTAGTGGTTATTTCCTTAAATATATTCGTTGCATTAAGATATTCGGCTCCCCATTCTGTAAGCTCTACACTAACGGTATCATTCAAATCTATTTCTATCATAAATATTCCTTTCTGCTATGCTATTAGTCAATCTTCTTTATTACATAGGCAATCGTCACAGCTTTCGCATAGATTACCACATACATCGCAATGCGTGCCTGAATAGAATAAATCAAACAGTTCACCACATCTATCACACTTCTCTATTGTATCAGGAAATACAGGTAAATGTTCTTGTAAATAGTATATCACGGAGAAAGCCTGCTGACTATTGAGTTTAGGCATTTCCCTTACAGATATTGCATTTGGGCATTCTCCCTGTAAAAACATGAAAAATTCATTGAGCAATTCTAAAGATGATTTACCCTTTATATTACCCTGTTGACGTTGAAATTTGATTCTACTCATTTCTATTCAGTTTTGAGGGTTATTGTTTTTCTTCATTTTTCAAAAAGCCACTCCGGTCAGGATATACCTTTTGTACCAGTTTCTCCATTTCCTCAATAGCTTTATAGGCATTATTTATATCATCTTCACGATAGGGATTGTTAGGATTATCGCCAAATAAACCATATATGACCTTGTATGAGAGCCTGTGAGCACGTTGCCTATCAATGTATTTTTGCTCACAGGTAGCAGTACCGTCAAGCGTTCCACCAAGGCTGTTTGTAACAGCCATAAGCCTTGCCAACAATCTCTTTTGAGTTTTATTCATTTCTATATTTGTTTTGAATTATATTTGAATTAATAAATTGGCACATCATAGCCCTTTTCAATCAAAAACTTTATTACATTTAACCCAAGACGTTCTCCATGCCATTTTTCTGTTGACCACTCTCTATGATAGTGGTAGGACAAATCTTTGGTATTCAAAAAGAAAGTAAGTTCGCTACTATCTCGATTATCCTCTTTCCGTGTAGATTTGTATGAACACCATACTGAATCTCTAAACATGGTATTATCATACTCGGTCAAAGTTGGATAATTCCAATAGTCAGGATGAGCGCAGCATCCTTGAATTACTGCAACCTGCAAAATATCCTCTTCTGATATTTGCATTAAAGGCTTATCGCCAATCACTATTTGCTTCATTTTTATTCGGTTATTCGTTAATTGACAATTTCATAAAGCACATCCATATTGTCTTGCTCTGTCTTCCAGTAGTATGTCCGAAAAGAGGTTTGAACGGGATAACAGACAAAACTTCCGCAGCTTTTATCTCACTCTCGTTCCATTTGAATATAAGCGTGCCGTTAGGCTTCAAGACGCGCATACACTCAGTAAATCCATCGTGTATGAGTAACTGCCAGTCTTTCGGCAGTTTCCCGTACTTCTTAGCCATCCATGAGGTTGTACCAAGTGTTTTCAGGTGCGGTGGGTCGAATACCACCATGTAGAAAGAATTGTCCTCAAACGGCAAGTGGGTGAAATCGGCTATTATATCCGGTTTTATCTCTATGGTCCTGATTTTATCTCTATCCTTGGCTGTTACTATCTCCGATCTCTTATCAACGAATAAGGCAAGAGGATTATGTTTGTCAAACCAAAACATTCTACTGCCACAGCAGGCATCTAATATAAGTTTTCCATTTTCCATTATATCGGACAGACCTTCAATGGATTTTAAGATGTCTTTCTGCGATTTCATAACTTCTCCTTTCTAAACAGGTGGCTGAACGCATTATCCAAATCCAAGTCCAGATTCAGTTTGGACGGGAAAGATTTAATGTATTCGTACATCTTATAAGCGAGGTTGTCATCATCACCGCATCTGTCAATCAGTGTGAGTAACATAGCATTCACCATGTCAGAATCATTGCCGAAGTTTTCCTGAGTGGATTCACTGCAATGATTCACATCACTTTTCAATCTCTTTATCGCGGCTATGGCTGTGTTGAAGTTTCTTTTTGAATCGTGTCTGAGTTCAAAGCCTTCCTTCTTGTATTTCTGCTGCATTTCAAGAAGGTTGGTTTCTAAAACGTCCGTGAGGACAAATACGATGTTGGTTATCGTATTCAGTTTGTCTGTTCCTTGCATGATCGTGTATTTTTTATCAATTATTTTATTTGATACAACCTATTTTAAAGCCGTATAATGAATTTTCCTGCATGAAAGTATCAACTACAGGCTTTCTTGTTGAAAATCTTGTCACGGGGCTGGAAATGCGGTATATCGTTTTCTTTCTTTGCCCTGTCAATCCATCTTTGGAATTTGGCGGCTACAAGAGGACAGTGGATGCGCAGGTTCCTGTCGCGTTCCGCTTCCCATTCACGTATCTTTGTCTGCATCTCGGTATTCATAAATTTCTCCTTTTTTCGTTATGATTCTTTCTTTTGAAAACTGTTACAAATTTGCCCGTATCTGTCACAGGCGCACACTCTATGCCCTTTGGCCCTGCAATACGCAGAATTGTCCCCGAAGTTCGAAGCATTCTTGCAGTTCCGGCATTTTACATATACGGGTTCCGGCTTGACTTTCTTTGCCATACTGTCAGTATTTTCATGGCTTCCTCGTCCCCGGATTCCGCCCGACGTTTCAACTCGTTGTACCAAGTCAGGGAAGAATAACCTTCGGGAGGAATGAATCTTCTGCCCTCTATCTCATCCTGCACCCTTTTCCGGTTTATCGCGTCCAGCTCATGATCCCTTTCGGGCTTGAACTCCTTGAAGAAGGCGTTGCCTATTCTTCTGGCATCGAAAGACGCGAATGAATTGTCATACTTCCCGGCCTTGTAGCGTGCGAAAAACAGCATCAGTTCGGAAAGCTTGTAAGCCTTGACCTGTGAGGCAAATGACTGACAAAAGATTCTTATCCCATCGGCAACGCCCTTTTCTTTGCTGTTGGAAGCCCCGAATATGCCGGACACCTGTATGTCAATCCAATATTCGGAAGAGCCACAGCCGTAAAGCGCATCATACTGCATCAGCGATGGACAGTCTGCCATATAAGCCCTTTCCGGGTTTTGAAGGGCATATCCCCACTGGACCGGTGAAAACACCCTTTCAACCTCAGAACGGTCTTTCCATCTGGTCAGCCAAGCCTTCTTCGAGGTCTCGTTTATGTTGTTGTAGCAAGCTAAGAGCGTAGGCGTTAACTTCCTGTTTGTCTGTATAATTGCGCCTATTGTTGTTTCCATTGTTCCGTTGTTTTTCAAGTTCAATTTTTAGCCATCGGGCAAAATGCGATTTTGCATCTTGGGGTGATTTAACAGTTTCTCCCTCGTTTTGGAGCTTCATAAAAAACTTCTCCAAATAATCATAAAAATCAGGAGGCGCGAAATCCTTATACCCACATAAACGAGTATTCATGCAGACAGCTTCCATCCATGAACTATTCGACTTCAATTCTTCATAGCACTCATCCAGCCCCCTTTCAAAAATCCCAGTCGGAATTTCTTCATACGCGCACGGGGGAGAGAGATAATTATCTTTGTCTTTATCTTTGTCTAATGCGCGTACATTATACTGTAAGGGCTTAGGTTCTACTTTAGGTTCATGGTTAGGTACAAGGTTAGGTTCAACTTTAGGTTCAACTTTAGGTGTCAAATTTTGATAGCTAATCTGATACCTTGTTTTGTCCCGTTGTCCTTTTCCGCCTGATTTGAATGTAATAAGACCCGCCTGAACTAATCTGTTACGTGCTGATTTCATTGAGTTGACCGACACTCCCACGTCAGATGATACCTTTGTATCACTACGCGTCCAGCTATCCACCCAGCCTAAACGATTCGCTGTTTTTATCAAGTAAAAATAAAGCCTCGTTTCACAGCAGGTAAATTCCCAGTCTTCGTCAAGAGACCAAAACCAATTAATCAGTTCTATATAAGTCATATATTTTTAAATAATGTCCATATCTACTACAGAAGTGTTTTATTATACCAAAAGGATATTACGATAGAAATAAAATAAGCTCTATATTTTCATTGTTTCTATTTGTGGAACTCGGAAACAACTACTCATACAGAGCTAAATTATATCTTTATCATACGAGAGTTCCACCAATCGCATTTATTATTTTCACGGTGTAAAGCTAATCAAAAGTGAAGTAAAAACAATCACTTTATACCTTTTATTTTCCCGTTATTAACATTTTTTCTAATATCCTTTCCTTTGTAATGCCAAATCCTGCTTTGCAAATGATATTTGAGTACGTATGTTATCTCCAGCGTGAACAAGAGTTCGATTTATGCGATCTAGCCATACGACCAACTGATTAGCAGTCACACTTTGAGCTGCAACGAACTTAATTGCAACAGTTGCCGGAACTCGTGACAAGAATTCCATGTGTTGAGAATACACGTTTGCTGTCACTTGGTCTTGATATGCCTTTGCATCCGCCAAAAGTTTCCCACTTCTTGCAAGGTAGACATTTATATCTGTCAGACGATCTACCAATTCTTTCGGGTTATCACTGGCTGTTATTTCAAGAAAAGACTGCATCTCTTCTATTTCCTGTATGATAGGAAGTAGAGGACAATCATCTATCTTACACGAGCCCATTCCGTCATTTTTAGGGCAGTATTTACAATTTATTTCCATGATAATTATAAATTAAGTTATTATTTTAAATTACAATATACGCTTAGAACCAGTTATCTAATGCTCAATTCATACAGAAGTCAAGAAAAAACAGATTGCTTTTCTCTGCCTCGTATTCATCTATATGAGAACCACAAGATTTCAGTTCTGATACCTCATGCTTTAAATTTTCGTTTTCAGCTTGCAAGCGATAACATTCTGCTTTACATTGGGCATATTCCGTAAATGCCTTCAGCATTGCCATGTACTGATTATAATCTATTCTATCTTCATAACGATGTGTTTTTACTGTGATAATTACTCTAAACCTACCGCCCGAATTGACGGTAGGGCGTCATAAATGAGAACGTTGGTTAACCCCCATACGGCATTTACGCTTTTTATATGTGGCAAAATATTTCTTACAAAACCTGCTCTAATAATTACTTAGGGCAGGACACTTCCACGTGTTTCCATTGCTCTTAAATTCTATTCCCTGACCTTGTTTATTGAAAGTTCCGGGAACTTATTTCCTTTCACCTGCTCTGCCATTACATACATATAGCAGAAATCCGCTGCTTGCTTATAAGTTTCAAACTTGAAAACAACATTTGAACCCTTTTTTGAGACCTTGTATTTCATTGTATGAGTTTATATTGGTTTCATTATAGCTCCATTAAGACGCTGTGTAGTTCTTATGTAATCATCAAGAAGCTCTTGTAATATGAAGTCCGGATAAACGTTCACAACACCGAAACGGTCTATGTTCACCTTATTTACCGGATACCCCTTTTCCTACACAGACGTGTAGCGTCATTGCCGAGCTTCGAAATGTCACTTACATAAATGGGGAGCTTATGCCTCTGCACGTATGCAGACATAGTGGAACACCCATATTCACCAATAGCTTTTTGGGAAAGTTTTTTAACCTCATCTTCTAGCGCGCCTAACCTTAGTTCTGTAGATTTAAGCCTGTTTTCCTGTTCCACATTGGTTTTGGCCAGTTGAAGAATCAATTCTGCCTGGCTCATTTCAACGGTTGAATTCAAAATATGATCCATTGCTCTATATTTTTATATTAAAGTATTGTGTTTTATAAATTAATCGAACGGTTTATCGCTGTTCTTATATCGTTACGATAATCACGGTTCCAATCATTACGTCCCATGCGTGAACCGTAATAGGAACGGTAGTTTCTATAGTCACGATTGCCGTACTTCGATTTGTATTCGGCTGCACGCTTGGCGTTTTCTTCATTAATCTTTGCTGCTTCCTTTGCTTCCGCCCATGCTTTTTTAAGGCAGTAACTAAATGTAGCATTGAAGGTATGATTGAAAATGTAATGCGCTCTCTTCATTATGTCTGATAAATTGTAACGTTTCATATATTTAGGAGTTAATTGTTATTAGTTCTTTTATTTGATGTAAAGATATAGTATTTACTGTATATTACCAAACGAAATAACTATAATATACTATTTCTTTTGCATAAATTAATATAGTATATACTGTATTCTTCATAAATAATCTGTATTTTTGAAATCAAAAAGATAATTATGAGAATAAAGGAACTTTTAAAAGAGAAACATTACACACAACAAGAATTGGCAGATAAAATGAATGTAAGCCTATCTGCTGTTAGACAAATGGTTGCGGCTGAATCATTGACAACTGCTACACTTGAAAAAATCGCCACTGCCCTCAACGTCCCCATGTGGCAGCTATTCGCGTCCCCGGAAGAAGTGCAGCTTCCCTCAAACGACCATTCTGTCAAATGCCCACATTGCGGAAATGAGTTCCCAGTTAGCGTGAATGTTGAACTTAAAACCAAATAGTATGAAAGAGATCCTAATCATATTAATGTTTATTGTACCAGTCTTTGCAAATGCGCAAGAATATGGAAATTTGACATCTAAAGACTCACTTAATATAAACATGGATTCTTCACAGGTTGTTGTTGATTCTATTGTGGAAGCCAATTTAAAAAAAGAGCAAATAACAGCTATTGGCGGAATACCTTTTGGAATTTCCAGAGAAAAAGCCCTACCTGTATTAAGAAACAAATATGGAACAGAAGACTATCTTTCTGACAATAAACACATAGTCTTTAAAAACATAAAATATGCAGGTGTAGATTTTAACTCTGTATATTTCCTTTTTCAATCAGACGGTATTAATAGCTATTTTAATGCTTGCATATTTATCCTAAATGCAAAAACGAAAAAAGAAGCCATTGACAAACAAGACGAAATGAGAGCTCTTTTATCGAAAAAATACAATTTATATTCTTTTACAGATGATAACGGATTCGACTTATACGTTGGAGGTGTATCCCCACTATGGAACGGTAGTTCGAAATCGTTTTTAGAAGGGAATTATACTGGTGCTGTCCATATAGACATTATAAATTATGACGAAGAATTAGCCCAAAATGCTGGATTTGAATATTCCGTCCGCATAATTTACGGTCCTTTCAATTACGTAAAAGAAGAATTTTGAGCCTGAATGTATTAGAAATGACCGTCTAGATACTTTTTCTTATCGTGTCTGTTATAGCTTATTATAAGCCGCAATGTATGGATGAATATAAGGGATGCGAATGCACCCCTTTATTTATAGCAACTATTCAATATCCCTATATTTTAGATAGGGAGAACATTAGGATATTTTCGGTAATACAACTTAGTCAATGTGGATTTAAGGCTGTTATAGTCTTTGATAAAGCCTAAATCTATCCATTGAGCTATCTGTAATTCCAGTTCATACAATTCTCGGATTTTAGCTTCATCACCAATTTTATTACGCATTTCTGATTCATGTTTACCATAGACTATGATGTTTAGAGACTTGGCCAAGTCCTTAATCTTTTTTTGGAATATATCCCCAGGGAGTATTGAACAAACGGCACGACACATAGCAGGATAAGCATCTCCAGCTAAATTACGGTACTGAATCATCTCATCATATATGAGGCGTATTACCTTTACTTCAAAGCGAGGATTAATCCACATGGCAAATTTTGTAAATAAGAAAGGATGCATCCATACTTCTTCTTTAGGCCTGCCAGCTTTACCCTTTTCTTTAACCTTACTCTTCTTAACTACCTGATTATCAATTTTAGGGGAATTTTCCCCTAAACCATTTTCACGTTCTTCAGCTATGAGCGCTTCTATAAAATCTCCAGTTCTTTTAGCCAAAAGAAACTCATCCATTTTTCTTTGTTCATTATGCTATATATATTTCCATTCAAATCCTTTATGAGTTTTATATTTTGAGTATTTACTGACATTAGATGCTACTTTTGATATGCTAGCCTGATTAAATCCATTTCGTTGCGCTTCATTTACAGATTCAAATATTCTAATAATTACTCCATCTTTAATTTGTGCAACACGTTTTGACAACTTCCCATTTGTCATTGCTTTACTTATTCTATCATTATGCGTTCCATAATTGATATTATATGAGCAATCGCACCATTCAAGGTTATCAATCTGGTTATTGCTCTTATTTTCATCCTTATGGTTTATTTGTGGCAGGTTGTTAGGATTAGGTATAAAAGCCATTGCAACAAGCCGGTGTACTTTCATCCGTTTTGTTTGCTTATCAACATATATAGCGACACAAGCATATCCATTTTTATCATAAAATTGCTTTAAAGGCTTTGGCAATCCTGTTCTATTGTAATTTAATGATACAATCGTACCATCAGAATGAATTTCATATTTATTACCATTATAAAATGAGAATACTACTATATTTTTTGTTCTCTGACTAACTGTAAAATCACCCATTGGGCGAATCATGATTTGATTTGTTTTCATAATTTAGTCTTTACGTTCCAAGAACGTTCCGTACTCCTTTATACGGTGATTAATTCTAAATTTAATAAGTACAACCCAATGCACTGCAAATATACGGATAATTTTCAAAAGTGACACTTTAAGAGCCATTTTTTTAAAAAAAAGAGAGGTGCAAATACACCCCTCTTACGAAGATACAGCATAACTTCACAGTTTTCCGTATCTTGATGATACATAAAAAGCGTAAGTGCCAAAAACATTTACATCATTATTCTACAAGCTGAAAACAAAATGTCAAAGAGCGATTTATTTAAAATCAAGCATACATTATATATCTTTCAAATAATTATCCACCACTTTAATAAACTCGTCTAATGACCGAACAACAACGTACTTGTTACCATTCGCCTCACATTCCTTTTGCCAGTCTTTTTGTACTGGTCTTTGGTATTCTCCCGGCTTTTTCATTTCTACACACAAGGCACCGTAGAAACGATTACTTTTAAGAAGTATCAAATCTGCAACCCCGGGAAGCATACCTTCATCTTTCATATAAGCACCGTTTCTTGCAGAACGTCTTGCCGCATTAGGAACAGCAAACAGCATATTTCTGAGATGGGGATATTTTAAACGGAAATAACTAACACAAGAACATTGTATTTTATGTTCCTCGTTTTTGGGCTTGCTACGGCTGCTTGCCACACAATCCTTGGATTTCATCTCTTCGTATGTCATAGTTTTATTTTTTTATGTAGTATGGCATTGTTTCAACAATTTATTTATCTCTCTTATTTCTATCTTCTTCCGACGAATAGAGACGGTTAAATCATGAACTTTTTTATCGTTGCTTACTATAGCAAGTCTTTCTCTATAAACCTCTATTTTATCAAATATAGAATCTCTTAGATTTTGCAATTCTTCTTTTGACAGACCTATTATTTTATCTTTAAAAGTATCTGCGTATGTCTTCATAATTTTCCTAATTAAAAGACCCGAAGCGTATTCTCCGGGGCACAACCATTATTTATTAACCCATGCCATTTATGTGTGGCTCACATTTATGAGGGGCGTAGGGGAATCAAACCCACTAATCATAATTGGGCAGTGCCAGCAATCATGATTAACTTGCCGATTGAAGCTTCATAAATCAACAAGCCCTTACAATGTATATTGTGCACTTATCCATAATAAGGAACACAGCCAGTGCTTACGCCCCATTTTCGCCCACTATATCTTCACAGACAGAGCAGGCATGTAAACAAATGCACTTAATCAAAATTGAAATTATCTTCACCGTCTGGATCTTCGTCCGGAATATCATTACCGAAATCCATCGGAATGAACCAGTCTGAAATATAGTCTTCCATATCAGTCAATTTTTAAGCATTAGGAAATTCTGGTTTAACATCTGAATTTGCTTCATAAGGATAAACATCCATAATAGCAGTTTCCGCTACCGAAGCAATCACGTAGTCTGCCATTGTGCCTTTCATTCCTTCATCCAGTTTATTGACTGCATCTCTCAAGTCGGATGCTTGAACAAGAATGTTTGTGGATGTTTTCTTTTCCGCACCAGTCTTTTCATCCAATGTGATAAAGTATAACTTGCATTTAAAATACCTGTCAGCAGATTCTTCATCTGAGAAAAATATCTCAGAATAGTTGGCACGTTTTATGTCAGAAACAGTAAATTCACCGCTGATAAACGGTGTCATTTCCTCAATACATCTTCCTTCGCTTTCTGTAAAAGATAAAGAATCAAATAAATAAGATTCTGTGACTTTTTTATTCATCCCGTTTTCCATTACTTTCTCGTAACGAATTTTACACTCAAACCATGTGTGCATCATAATCATTCCTCCTTTATATTTTTTATACCATCTTCAAGCATTTCAGATAAACAAGTTCCTCCATTATAAAACTGCATTATATAACTGTAAGTTCCGTCATTGTTTGGAGTAAGGATTGATATATCCTCTGTGTCTTCTTCTTCATTATCTTCAATGATTTCCCAAAGAGTGCCATCAACTTCAATCACAATAGATGGATATGGATCTGTTAATAACGCTTCCTTATAGGATTTATAGCATTCGTCTAAACCTATTCCAATAGACTTACATTTTTTCTCGCACCATTCTTCAATAGTGTAATTATCTAAATCGACTTTTTTAATTTTGCCGATATGCCTTTCCATTTCGCTCATGATTAATTCTCCTCTTCTTGTATAATTCTACAGATTAAATCCTTTCTCCATCCTTGAATAAATCCATTCTCGTCAATATTCATAATGATGTAATCGCCATATCCGTTTTCTTTCGGGCACATTACCTTGGGCACATAGCCGTTGTAAGAAGTGATAACCTCTTTGTTTCCATCGAGAATTTCACAAGCAAAATCATCGCATACTTTGTAATGGATATTGGCGGTAATTCCTTGCTGCCAGTTTACTATCTTACCTGCTTCGATTTCAATAAGCGGTCGCCAACGCCAATTCTCGCCATGCAGAACTCTGTGTTGTTCCCCTACATATTCAGCGCATGGAATAGTAGGTTCGGCAGCAGGACTCTCTAAATCTTCGCAATTGGTATCATACTCTCCGTTTACTTTCGCATCGTCCCAATAACGTACACCAGCATCCACTTTCAAGTAGATTGCTTCAAACTCTGTTGGTTTGTTGATTGTGATTTTCATTTTCTTATTATTTTGAACATTGTAAATAAGTGGAGCCACCATCGGTACTTACACATCTGACTACAAACTGTGTCCAAGATTCTTCGCTGCATTTCGTTCCAGGTGGGACTTGTACGGCAATATCCATATCGTCAGTTCCGTATTCATCAACGATTTCTTCTAACTGTTTTATAAATTCTCTAAGATTCATTTTTTATTTTGTTTTTAAGTTTCTTACTCATTTTCCTGCATTGCCTTGCCTTATCCAGTTCACAAGGTTTCCGGCAATACTTGTCTATAAGTCCATCACATCTATCAAGAAGGTGGATTAAATTTTGTATATCTGTTTTACATAGGTCCATAACATCAGAATGGCAAATCGTCCAAATTTTCATCCACTTGTGCGGTGGGTGCATTTACAGACGAAGAAGCGTTTTGCACCTCATAAGGCTTCATGTTACCTATATACGGAACGGATTTAAGCTCGTCCTCCGTCATGCGTTCGCGAACTTCTTTGGCGAGCGACTGTCGTATGCTGTGCGTGTCACCATACTCTGTGCGTGTCACCATACTTGCCGGGAGACTGTTTTTCCCAAGCGGTGGAATCAATGTACGCGCCTTTGGCTTTCAGGTTATCATCTGCCGATATGAAGATGTTATTGTCTTCAATAGGTATGAAAACACCTCTTTTTGTAGATGTCGCGCCTTTTACAGTTACAACGCAGGAGTTTTTAAATTTTAGTAAATTCAATTTTATGCTATAATTCATAACTTAGTATATATTAAAGTTCTATCTTGTCAAAGTCAATGCCGTGTTCATTCATAAAGTCACCCAAGGCAATAATATTCTCACGAGTGGTGGTGACTTTGAAAGCTCTCGTTAACAGTTCAGGTTGTTGTGCTTCGGGCTGATTAATAAAAGGAGGTTGCTCGTTGGCTTTTTGTCCTGCCATGGCAAACGGATTGATCGGACGGGATTTGGCTTGTTCTACTTCAGCAGCTTTACGGGCTTCTTCAGCAGCCTTTCTTTCCTGCTCTGCCTTGATACGCGCCTCTTCTGCTGCTTTGGCACGCTCACGCTGTTCCTTCAGACGGTTGGCATACTGGATGGTGGATGTGATGTTGAGCGTATCCATATAATAAGTACGGAGGACATCGAAATCCTCACCAAACCCCTTCAGTGTGGAGAGTTCGTTCTCAATCTTAGCAAATATGGCATCAATATCGTTGCATACAGACTTCATGCTTGCGGATTTGTTGAGCCACTCCAGTTTAAATACCTTGTTGAAGTCTACAAGGTTAACATTCAGTCCATCGAAGTAGGTCCTGATGGTGACTTTCTTCTTGTCCTTGTATTGCTGTTCGTTTTGCTTGACTACCGTGTCAATCTTGGCAGAGCACTCGCCGATAAGTTTCACGGTTTCGGTTACAACGTCCTTGAACTCCCCGAAAGGTTTCATGAATTCTTTCTCAATTTCAAGACGTTTGGCATTGAGGGCTTTCGCCGCCTTGTTTAAAGCTGCCTTGTCTTTCTTTGCCTGATCGATATTCTCATCGTTATAATTGGAGATATCATACATTGGCAAAGCGGCTTTTACCATATCTCTGATTTGCTTTGCGTTGGTAGTAAGACTACCTAACGTCTTTTCACTCACGACCAGTTCTAGGTCGCTTTCTTGAATTGCTAATTGTGTGTTCATTGCTCTATATCGGCTATTTGGTTAATAATATCGTCTGCCATACGAATGCGTTTTTCCATTTCTGCAAAGACCTTTTCATTTGGTAGTATGCGAACAATATGGATAGGATCTTTTTGGAAAGGATTGTAAGCAACAAAATCCGTCCAGATTGCATTACAGCACATCATGTGAGCCATACACTGATAGAAGTATTCATACTTGACTTTGAGGAGCGAATCATTGTCATAAACTTCACTTTTGTACTTCATAAAAGTATTTTGGGAAGGAGATTTTATTTCTATACATCCACGCTCCCCAGATTCTTCATCATAAAAGAACCCGTCAGGACTACTGGCAAAGTTGGGGATAGTGGGGTGTTTACACGACCCCACTTCTACAATATGCCTTCCTGTTAACCTTGAATACAAATCACGTGCGCTTGCTTCCTGCTCTGTCCCGAATCTCATTGCTTTGCTCTCTACATTAACAGCAGACAAATACTCGGCAAACGCAATATCATCGTTTACAATCTCAGGATTCATAGCTCTTTCTGCCGCAACTTGGAAAATGTAATTCTTGGCAGTATCGCTGAACATGTCACTTCTGCCGCTTTTCATAAGCAAGCCGACACTACTACCAGTAATGTTACCAAGGCGACATCTAAACCAGTCAAGTGACCTTTGTTCTGCATTTTCTATCATAACAACGTTTTTTGAATAGGTTTATCATTTGCTTTAGTTTGGGGCTGATTTACCGACTGTTCTGCTTTTGGTTGTTCTTCAACTCCTGCGGCTTTTGCTGCGATTTCGGCAAGTTTATTAGCTTTTGCTGATTTATCAATAATTTCCTCATATTCTGCATCCTGAATATCTTCAACTTCTTCCTTGGTCAAGAATCCCATTGATATTTCAGGACAATAGGCGCGTTGCCAGAAAGCAGCCGCACGATAAGTAAGCATCAAATTTGGCATTGTAACCCATTTGCTTCCGGACTTTGTATACCACCCTTCCTTTATTGCCATTTCAATAGTTATCGGATCTGATTCAAGAACTTCTTTAGTAGAAAGTTCAGTGGCATAAGCAATACATTCAATATTATCCACATCAGTACCATCGAACTCTTTTACAACGATTGTATTGCGTCTGTTTGTAGCATCCCACACTGTTTCATTGTATTTTACTTTACCAACCTTCCCAAGCGTTCTTTTCCGATACCTAAGTGAAGTGTATTTGCCACTCATGTTAATGGTAGCGATAAGGAACTTACTTGACCATGACGGATTTCCCTTAACAACATAGAGATTCTGCATTATCATTAACGGATTAGCATTCATTCTCATTGCCATATCAAGCGCAATCACACAATTTCCTGTATTCCCTTTATAAGCTTCAGGAACGATTGTACTTTCAGTGTACATCTTGGCCATGCGCTGCATAACCTCAAACTGTTTCACGGTTTGCCCTACCGGTGTCATTGCAAACTCGGCCGCTTGTTTGGCCTGAATAATCTGTAATTCTGTAACTTGATTGTTTTCTTCCATTGCTCTAATATTTAAAAGTTTAACAATATCTTGATAACCCCTGCGCTAAGCAAAGGCTGGTTCTTTCTTCTTCTAAGATTTTATCAGTATATCCTGACGAAAGCTTTGAAATGTGTAATTTTAAATTCTGATCAATCTGTCCTTTAACATCGGATATATCTTCCTTGATAAGCTGAATAATTTCTTCCTTGGACGAATACCCGTATTCAGGAAGATATTCAAGTTTACATGATTCAACTTTTTTCAGTTCTTCTTCCAATTGATATAGTTCATCATACATTCTGTTCTCTTTTATAGGTTTCATAAACAATGCCTACAGCAGCCAACAATTCTTTCATTCTTGAATTTTTCTGTTCCACGGCATCATACATGGATGCTTTAAATTGAACTTCAACAGTATAATTGGCAAGTTCTTCGTGACTCATAGCCAACAGTTCTTCTTTTGTTTTCATTGCTCTTATGTGCATTTAGTTATACATATTTTACTTTTAGTATTACATCTACCGGATTATCCTCCATTGAAGAAAAAGCGTCAAGTACCTTTTCCTTAATAATCCTAATCGGAATGTCTATAATTCTTTCCTCTACAACTGAAACAGGAATCTTACTACCATTATATGTCAACAGTGTAATTGATTGAATTACATACGGACGTTTTTTATTCATCTTCATGTTCTAATCTTTTACTATGCTTCTCTATATATATTGAAGAACAAGAAAAAATAAAAAATGAAATCCAAAACCAAACATTATCAGGATTGGCAAGCAATATTACCATAATCAATGATAAAGCCCAAATAGTTAAAATTGGTGTTCTTTTCATAACTTATTGATCATCTTTTTATTATGATGTAAAACTACTTTATTTTTGACTTTTACCCAAAAATTACACTTTGAAAATACTTGTCATTAACATGATATAACAGTTTGATAATCAAGATTTTAAGGAAGCATACTTCACTACATCGTAAGCATTGCAATACCATCTTCCATTTTGGCGATTGGCAGGTTTCTTTTCGGCTCGTATCGCCCCAGAACCAACCAAACGAAACAGACGAGATCTACCTCCAACTATATCAGCAGCCTCACGTTGACCAAAAGTCTTATCATTAAGGACTATCTTCAATACATCTTCATCAATCATATCTATTCTTTGAAAAGGTTATTCTTATGGGCATATTGGATAAATTCAGATTTCTCGTGAATATCCAACTTTAAATAAACCGATTTAATATGGTTTTTAACTGTATGAGGGGAAAGATAAAGCCTTTCTGCAATATCCTCATTATTAAAGCCTTCATATACCAACTGCATAACTCTCATTTCCGCATCTGATATACAACAGTTGAATTGTGGACAGCAAATAACGCCCTCATATCTGCATTCACCACGCATAGGACATCTCACACGTTCAAAGTTGAATCCACCTTTTTTATCTATATCCCTGCTAGTATTATCCAACTCTCCAAAATTGCACTTGCAAAATCTATTTACCATAAGAAATTGAAAGTATGGGATATTCTGCGAGCTTCTGCTATAACACTCCATTAATGCTTTATACGCTTCAGGATAACACTCCCTTATACGTTCGAGGATATCTTTCACAAGAACAGTTTCTTTATCTGTTATCGGTTTATTGCTTCCGTCAGGAAACATGCACCAAAGTTCATCTTCAAATATGTAAAACTCTAAATCCTTCATCATTCCACACATTTTAGTCGGACCATAGATTTTCAGGAGATATCCCTGTTATTTCAGAAAGGGCAGCGATATGTTCTGGGTTATTAGGTTTCATTCCATATACAACCCAGTTTCTTACAGCAGTAAAAGACACTCCTGTCTTTTTTATCACCTCGTTGATAAACTCAGTTTTGGGATGAGTAGCATTTGGAAGATTTGAATAATAGTCCTTTAAGGTTATTTTATCACCTTCACAAAGCTTTTTGGTTGTTTTTAAATCATCTTTCATTATCTTTGTAGTGTTATATAATTAATAGCAATGCAAATATATCCATTTTGAGGATAAAATGAATATTTTTATATTTAAATATCCTTAAAATGGATAATAAAAATCACTTGTATGGATAATGGAGAAGAAAACAGGCTGAAACAGTTCAGAATTCACATGAACATGACGCAACAGCAAATGGCTGATCTACTTAAGGTCGGTCAGAATACCTATTCAAGAATAGAGAATGGAGTTACAGCTTTCAAGGATGTATACAAAAAAATAATAGAGGATAAGTATCATCTCACAACAGGATGGTTATCTGGTGCTGATGTACCTATGTTTAAAAAATACGATGCGGTAGCTGGAATTATAGAAAAGGGTATTTCTGGAAGTAATAAAGAGAAGCTAAAAGAAAAGATTTTAGAAGAACTTATAGAACAAAAACTGGAAGGTAAAAGTGATTCCATTTCTATGAGCAGAGAAGTTTTTGAACAGATATCAAGACTTACTGAAACCGTGTTGTCTCAGCAAAGAACTATAGAATCAATGCAGGAACAGAATAAAAAATTTCTTGCCCAGCAGGAAAATGTTGTCAGATGTGCTCATGTAAGTGGGTCGGATATTTCAACGAGCGACATAAAGAACCAAAATATTAATAAGGGAATAAGATGAATATATCAGATGAAGGAATAGCTATAAGCAATCGTTTCTTTAAAGCTATAGCAATATTAAAAGAACAGAAAAAGATTAGAGGACTTCAAACTTTCACAAGAAAACACAATCTGAACAGATGGAATGTGAACCAAGTAAAGTTTTATCCAGGTCGAAGTGTGTTAAAACCTGAATGGATTGTATATATACATGAAGATTACGGGATTTCTGTAGAATGGATAGTACTAGGAAAAGAACCTATTTTTGATCCAAACTGGAAAGAGCATAAATAAAAAATGTGCAAGAACTTATCCTTGCACATTTTTTGATAACTTGCAACATACTATATTACAAGCAATTAATCTATAAATTGGATAAACATTCGTAATGAATAGGTCCCGGGTTCGAGTCCCGGTTTCG